CTCCTGGGTTACGACGAACACCATCCGCCGATGACAAAGCCCTCGGCAAACTGCACGGCGACTGGCGGCTCCCACTTGTCATGGTTTTCCATGACGTACTGAATCGCCTCTTCCTGCGCGGCGAGCGTCGGGGCATGCCATTGGATTGCTCCGGTCAGCATCCCGATGCACCCGCTGTACGAATCCCCGTTCTGCCGCAGGCTGGTGTCCACATCGGACATCCACTGCGTGAGGATCTCGCTCTTGTCGAAAGTCCGGTACGTTCTGAAGTCGAACTCTGCTCCCACGGACGGGCTCCCTCTGCAACAGATAGGCCATCGCCTGCTCGCCAACGTGGCGAGTGTACGCAGGCGGGAAGCCTTCCTTTAGTTCGTTCCAGGAGATCAGGCGGGTCACCCCCATGGCGGCGCGGCCTTCCTCCACCGTCTTGGCGGTGGACCCACCGATCACCAACTTGCCCGTCTTCTTGCACACGCCTTTGCAGGTGTCGCCCATGGTGTGGTACACGCCCACGGGTTTGCCTTGCTCCTTGTGCTTGCAGCCCGACCCGACCAGTGGGAAGGACGCTAGGAACAGGCGATGCCTGCGGACCTTGAGCCCGTAGGCCGAGCCGCATTCGATCACCGCACCATCCATCCCGGGTGCGCCGACCACATTCTCCACCACCCACGGCACACCGCAGTCACGCAGCAGCTCCAGGGTGGGGGTGAGCAGGTCATCGTACTTACTCTTCCCGCCCTGCGCTTCCCGCAGATGCTTGGCCCGGGTGTGTGCTTGGCACGGCGGCGATGCGTGGATCAGGTCGAACTCACGCAGATACTGCCGATCCTCCAACGCATCCAGCGCGCTGCCCCGATGAAACTGAAAGGGGTAACTGGGCTGGAACCTCACATCCCATCCGACCACATCAAACCCGGCTTCGTAGTACCCATCTGCCGCCATCCCTGCTCCACAGTACAGGTCCAGAACCCGCATCCTTACACCTCATGCTGTGCGTACTCGTCCCATAACGCCCGCTCCACATCGACCAAGTGCCCCGTGTATTCAGACCGATCCACATGCGTGAAGAACTGGCCGTCTTCCAGCCATGCAATCACGCCCGGGTCATACACCCGCACGGATAGCACGTTGTCCGGCACATAGCCGAACGTGTTCTCCAGCAGGTCGGTGAAGTTCTTGTCCCGTGTGCGACCTGTCTTCTGCCATTCTTCAAAGGTCATCACGCAATCTCCTCTTCTACCTCGGCCTCAAAGTGCATCCACGCCGTGTCAACCAGCGACTCGGGGCACAGGCCAGACTGATCTGCGAGGTGCAGCAGGTTAGCAATCAGGTCGCTGATCACGGTCGGCAGCTCATCGTCCACGGACAACCAGGATGCATCAGCAAACGTGTCGCATGCCTCCCTCGCCCGTGATGCGCGCTCTTCGTTTTCGGTCATCACGCAATCTCCAGTAGGTGAATGATGTCGGACAGGACAGACTGCACATGCCGGACCTGAATGACATCGGGATCATCGTCTGGCCGCGTGAACTTCCGGAGCCTGCGATCCAGAGTATCAATCCGTTCTTTCAGGGCATCGCTCAACTCATCGGCCTGCTCGTCGGTCAGTTCAATCGTTGGCATCGATCACCTCCAGTCCGTGGCTGCCGCGCAGCCCGGTGTAGATAAGAATCTGGCCGTCGTTGTCCGTGTGAATCTCTGCCACGGGGAAGAGATGCAGGATCAGCGACTCCAGTTCGTCGTAGGTCAGGTCTAGATGCGGGCAACGCCGCACCAGATCGGGGATATCAGCCGGCATTGGCAGCCTCCTTTTCGTAGACAGCAGAATACCACCCGGTGCAGTCTTCCACCCAGAACCCAGCCGCCGACAACGCATCGGCCAACTGTTCGATCTTCTCATATTGCCTGCCGTCATAGTTCACATACGGCCAGAGCGGATCACCCTGGTAGTGCTGAAGGATGAGCAGGGCACCCTTGCCATACTCACCATCGAACTCTGACCGGGTGTAGCAGACAAAGTCCCGGCCCAGCACCGACTCAATCACGGCTGCGGCTCGGGCCATCTTGGCTAGGTCACATGATGTCATCGCATACCTCCTCGCACCTTGCGGTACAGTTGGATATTCACAACCTCCCAAGAGATCACCAGCCGCACGGCATCCCAGTGGTCGTAGCCACTGCGCCGTAACAGGTCGTATCTACGCTGCGTGATCGCAGTCATCGCTCACCTCCTCATCTGGAATGCTGTCATTGGCTGCGCTCACTTGCTGTAGAAGTCTGTCGCCAACAGTCCGAAAGTATGGTCCGTCTCCGCATGCGGACAAGTAGTGGAAGCAGGCCCGCTCTAGCACAAGACGCTCCTCTGCGTCGAACGCTGCCCAGCGAACAATTGGCGAGACATCGGCGCTCATCGCTCACCTCCTCGGGTCATGCACCTAGCCCACGCGGTACGGCCTGCCATCGGGATATCGCAGGCCCACCATCGAAGCATTCTGTTCAAAGGCGTAACATGCGGCACGTTCTGCAAGCCGCTGGTAGAAGTCCCACTGATCGGCGCTCTCCAGCATCTGGTCGTACGCGGTCATTGTCCCCATGGGGGAGGAGTGAGTCCGCTCGGCCACTGCCTTGCAGGCATCCTTCATGGCGAGGAACAGCCACATCGCTTGGTCGGCAGTGCATGTGAAATGCAGCCCCTGCCAGGATTCGCTGGTCGCAACCGGCTCGGTCTTACGGTCTTCCATTGCGGTCTACCCATCCCATCTTTACGGGGTCATCGTCCTCCCACTCCTCATCGCATGGCACACAAGGCTCGTACGCATCGGCATAGGCCGCATCCAGTGCGTCCAGTTCTGCGTTGAGGGACGCCAGCTCCTCTGCGGTCAGGTTATCCCTGTACTTCTGCATCGATCACCTCCTCCGCGTCGATAGTATACATCCATCCACATGCCCGACAGCAGGCATGCCACAGAGAGCCAAGCGGGGCAGCCCATGCCACCTCGCAGCAGTCACACATTGGGCACTCACTCATCGGAAGCCTCCGTGTATTCGGACTCGTCCAGTTCGCGGGATGCCGTGGGCTCCAGTTCGCCCTTGTCGGCCTGCTCTGCCAGATATTCCAAGGCCGCAGCCAGAGCCTCTTCATATGTCTCGGAAGCCTGAACGCACATGAACGTGAACTCCCAGACTTTCTCAGGCATTGGGAACCTCCTCCAGTTTGCGAACGGCATCGACAGCCGACTGCAACTCCCGCACGCAGTAGCGCAGGTGCGAGAGAAGTTCTTCGGCATCACTGGCTTGCTCGTACGCGCCGATGAGCAGCGAATTCAGCGATTCGCTCCAGTCCCTAGTGGCAAGGCTGTGCCCGCCCAGCCGCCTGCCCAATGGCAGGCCGTCTTGGCTGCGGTTCAGCGCATCGAACACTGCGTAGTCATGCATTAACCACCTCCTTCAGCCCGTTGTCCCAGGCATAGTTGACCGCATCCTCGGACTCATCCACCCGGATATCGTCCACCAGAAACCACCGGGCCATGAGGTTGCGGGCAGAAGCCTCGGCCTCATCGATGGTGGCAAACCGCAGGCCGTTTCCAGCCCATTCACCCTGCACATAGACCATCGGTCGGAAACTCATTCGTCTTCCTCCTCGCACGGAACCGGATCGTCCTCAACCCACACCCAACACTGGACGTAGGCTCCATTGTCGGCACCCATAGAAACCTTGGCATCGCTGTCGATCTCAAGCTCGCCGTCGCGGACCAGAGTCTCGCGGGCACGTTGTAGATACCACGCCTCATCGAAGTGGCTCATGTGTCATCCTCTTCGGAGTCATCGGCCTTAGTCGGCAGGCACTCCCTGATCGCAGCACCGCCTGCCTCAATCATGGCGAGTTGAATGTGATCCTCGTTCTCGTCCAGAAACTCGTTGCATTGCTTAGTGGTCCAGTTGGGGCGCACATCCTTGATGTCCTCGGCACGCCAACAAATCTCGGCGTATCGCTTGCGTCTGCTAGACATCGCTTACCTCCAGGCCCAGCTCGGCGCGGGCTTCCGCATCCCACAGTTCCGGCTGGTTGTTCTCACATCTGAGGGCATACTCCTGCCCGGCCTCATCACCGAAATGGGCCTCCACTGACAGGTACGATCCGAAATCATGTGGGTTGGAGCGGATCACCAGATCACAACCCTCTGGCGGCGCACCGAACAGCCGCTTCAACTGCCCGACGTAGGCCCGGCATTCCGCCCGAGCCTGTCGCATGTAGCCTTCCCGGCCGACCGAAGCGCAGTCCTCCCCGTATGGGGCAGAACCCAGGTACATAACGTCACGCATGGTCACTCCTCATACTTGTAAGAGCCACAAGAGTTGCCATTGGAATCACGGAGCCCGCCCTCCTGGCTGCCGTCTTTCTCCACACCCCGGGCGATCAGCCGCAGCAGGCGAGCCACCTCGCAGGATGGGTCATCCTCAAACGCTGCGTTGTCGCACTCAATCTCCACCAGAAACCGCATGTCTCACCCCTTGGTTGCAAGGTAATGCCGTACCAGTTCTTCGATGGAGATATCCCGGTATCCTTCGATCCGGTCACCCCACTCATGCTCGGCGTCTTGCTCTGCGGTGGAGAACCGCACCACGCAGTCCTGCACCGCATCCCATGTCTCGCAGTCACCGAGCAGGACAAAGCACCTGCCCTGCTCCAGGTCAGTCAGCTCCGGCATGGGCAGTCTCCTTGTGGGCCTGGGTCATGAGGCGTTCTGCCTGCTTGGTGCGGGGGATCACACGCCACCCGTCGAAGTTGCGGGCCAGCGGGCCGACGACCCACGCCCCCTTGTATTCCTCCACATACCGCCGCTCCCCGCACCAGTCACGGGAGCCGACATCGCTGATCGGCGCACCGAAGACCGGCTTGCCGCCGCGCTTGGTGGCCAACCGGTTGACGGCATAGATGAACGCAATGCACTCGCCGCCGTCCCACGGGCCGTCATCGAACCGAAACTGCATGTCACATCTCCTCGCCGGGAAACAGGTAATCCACACCCACGCCCAAGGTTTCCGCACCGTTGATGCGGTGGATCCCGTTGGACTCAAAGTCATCCCCCACCAGAACGGCCCAGGCGTCGAACACCTGCCCGGCGGTGGCATTGGCATCCGCCAGCACCACAGGGAACTGGGTGGGGGTGAAAATCCCCTGCGCTCCGACTGGACGCACCAGCACGGACGCGATGTACCGATACCGCTTCTGCATGTCACACCTTCACTTTCCGGTTGTAGGAACCCACCCCACGCAAGGCCCGCACAGCCTTGCCAGCCTCACTGCCCGGCGGCTGAGTGCCGTGGATCAGCAGGGCAAACGACCCGCCAGTGAGCGAGTACGCATGGCTGTCATCATGGTCGATAGCCAGCCGCAGCCGTTTGGCCTTGGCCTCGCTGTAGACCACCACAGCCTCGCGGAACCCCTCGCTGTCGATTAGGTGGTCAAACCGACCGCCCCTGCTGGCAGTCAGGGCCAGATTCGCAGGCAGGATGTCCCGCCGCTTCTGCCAGAACGACAACATCTTGGTGTAGGCATACAGCCGCAGGTCGGGCCTGCGTTCGCACACCTCCAGCCACGCATCGAAGTAGTTGAGGATCTTGAAATCCCCAGCCACATGGATGCGAATCACCGCTGCCCGGTCAGGCAGAGCCTCAACCAGAGCCGAGGCACACTTCATGGGCGACTCTGCCGCAAGCGACAGGGCCGCATCCATGTTGGCCTTACGAAACTTGTACACATCCGTGTACTGAGCCTCTTGCGAGGCCGAAAAGCACCGGAACAACGTGTGCTTCCCGTCTTGAATCTTGCGTTTGCCGCGTCCGTACTCCACAGCCCAAGACTTACAGTCCTTGGCTGCGGGACAGGTCACTCCTGACAGCATGTCAAAGGAGTAGACCTTGACGCCCAAACGCTCCTGAAGACGGCGGAGCTTGGCGTTGGCCGGTGCATATGCCAGTCGCATACGCACCTCCGTTGATAGAACCGACTACCGAACGGCAGCCGAACCCGGACAGCAACACGGAATAACCCCCGGAGGGGCTGTCACTGCCCGGGATCGGATCCCGTCACACACCTTCATCCCTGTCCGCACAGGCATCACACTGGTATCCCCGGCGAACATCCGCGGGGGTCAGTCTGTTGGGCTCTTTGCACGTTGGGCACGGGTGAATCCGAGGATTCCCCTTGGTGGCCCGACGCAACGCAGACCCAGGCCGGGCGAACTGCGAACGATCCTCATCGTCCATAGTGTCACCTCATATGCTGCCCGCATGCGGATAGAGTAATACGTTACTCCCCGCATTGCGAGCGTTACACTCACACTCACACTCACCGCACAACATATACAGCGGGACGCACAAAAAAATCTTTCGCACGGAAGGATTTTTTTCGTACGCTGACCGCAGACAGAATCTGCGCCAGTGTGAGCGGCACACCCCCGGAAAACCGGGAGAATGCCCGTGAATCGAACAAGCGAGCGAACAAGCGAACAAGCGAGCGAAAGGCTCACTCACTCACTCACTCACTCACACTCACTCACTCACTCTCACAACACCTATACAGCGGGACGGCGAAAAAAATCTTGGGAAAAATCTTTTTACTACTTTCGCCCGGGAAATCGGCCGATTGTAACGGGGTCCGATTGTGCTACATTCAACGGACCGCCCGGGGGACTGTCTCCCGGGGGTAACACTTCCCGAGGGTTTGACCATGCAACCGATTAGCCTGTATTTCGCCCACAACGGGGCTTCCTGCGAATGGCCAATGCGGCCCTACGATCCGACGGACCTTCCGCCCGAGGATCATCTGACGATCCGCGACCGCTTCGCCCGTGACGCCCAGCGGGACGGGCTTTCCGAGGATGCGGCGCAGGAAGCGGCCAGCGCGTTCTATCTTCACTGGCTGGGGCGTAACTGGGGAGCCCGCCAGATTCCCCGGGGGGATCATGCCCGGGCTTACTACAGCGTACGGGCGTACGCTCGGCGGTCAGGATGGCACGGGTTCACCGGCAACCGGCGTCAATCGACCGCCAAGCGGGTTCCCCGGGGGAGCGATGGCAAGCCCGTCAAAATGAGTGTGGCCAAGATTGCAGCGGGCGAGATTCAAGCCCGGGAGAGGGCGAAAGCCCGGGCCGCCTTCGGACCCGCCAGTGTGGCCGAAGCGGTGGAGAGGATCGCCACAAGCCCCGCGTTAGGCCGGAAGGCGTACCGCTTGGCCAAGCGTCTTGGGCTTCCCGGGGTCCGGGAGTTGGTCCGTGAGGCTTGCGGGTTCTCGGCGGAGTGACAGCGGCATAGGGCGATCATCGAACCCCGGGGGGCTTGCGGGCTTCCCGGGGTTTTTTTCGTTGAAGTGTCGATGCATCCCGACATGTCGCAGTGTCGATTGTGGGCTGTCTCAAAATGAGACTGAGGGCGGGATGCCCGTTCCGCCAATATCCCGCAAGCGTAACCCGTTGCAGGCAAAGGGGTTACGACACGGGCAGGAGCGAAGAGACGCACCCCCCGAGGCCCCCCAGCGCGTCGCGCGTATCAGGTCATATCCACCCCTGGATTTTTTCACCCTACTAGCCCCCACATGTCGTTTCCCGCTCTCCCCCGTGTGTCGCGGCCTTTTGTCGCCGTGTGTCGCTCGCGTGGAATCGCCGTTCTCCGCCTGCTCTCGGGCCTCTGTGTCGCAATGGTCGGTATGGAGTCTCTGCTCACCGACATCGTCTGGCTGGATTGGGAAGACGATGACCTGCTGTAAGTGCTGCTGCGGGAATGTGGACTGCACTGAAGGCCAGGAAGGCAAGTGCTGCTGCGGTGGCATCTATGGCGAGTGCTGCCAGGAGGGCGAGTATTGCTGCTCGGGGGTGTGCGAGCCCAGTCCGTGCTGTAGCGGGACTTGCGACGAGGACGCTGACTGTTCTGAGGGCTGCGTCTGCGTGGACGGGGAATGCGTGCCGGGCGATGGCTGCGGCGGGCCTTGCCAGTGGCAGCCGGTCTGGGTTGGTGGATTCTGGGAGAACGGCTGGGAGCTTCTGGCGGGCTGCAATGAGGGCTGCGCCTGCGACGAGCCGACTGTGGAAGATGTGGGAACCGAGGCGTATCCCTTTCAGGAGACTCCGTATGAGACTCCATGTAGTTCTTCGTCTGGTCCGCTGGCCGTGGAGTTTGGCCCCGGCGCGGAGCTGAAGTCGCTGCTGAGTTATCTCGGCATCACAGCCACGCCCTCTTGCCCCTGTAACCAGCGGGCCAAGGTGATGAATGAGCGCGGCTGCGATTGGTGCGAAGAGAACATCGACACCATCTCCGGCTGGTTGGAAGAGGAGGCCAAGAAGAGGAACCTCCCGTACGTGCATGCGGCGGGCAAGATGTTGATCCGCTTGGCGATTCGCCGGGCCAGGAAGAAGGGCAATGGTTCAGTATGAATATGCAGTTCAACGAAGAGCGGCTGAAGGGCTACAGGCCGTACCAGTTGTTCCCAGAGGATCTAGGTGCGGGGCTCCCAGAGACGGCCGCCGATGCCGAGGTCGCTTCTTGGCCTGCCGTTCCGGCGATGATCGGGCCACAAGGAGCCGTTGTCCGTCCGGTGGCAACGAACGCAGCCAAGCCGACCTTGGACGTTAATGACATCTTCCCCGGCTTGCCCTCCAGCTCGCCACCGCCGATGGATCCGCAAGAGGCCATGCGGCAGCTTCGCATGGAACGTGCCCGGCAGGCGTATGAGCGGCGGTTTGGCATGCACAATCCCGCGGGCGCTTCGCTGGCTTCGCAAGGCAGCCAGGAAGGCGTTGATTATTTGTTAGAGCGAATCAAGCGTGCCCGTGCAGACGGCACCTATAAGACTGGTAACTACAAAAGGAGAGCCTGATGGATAGCCCCAATGCTCGGTTGAATAACTTTATTGCCCGATCAGGCGCCGGGACCGACGCCGCCGGTCGGACGGTGTATACCGGCCCTGGCATGATGTACATGGGGCCCGGGGAATTCGCTGCCACCCGCGCGGTGCATTCGGGCCTGGAGGCGGATGCGTCCGCGAGCGATCCGCAAGGTCAGATGATCCGCCAGCTCTTGGATCAGCTCGCCCGCAAGGAAGGCCGCAGCACCTTCCAGTTCACGCCGCCGCAGCAGCCAGCGCAGGGGAACCAGACCTACAGCTACACCGAAGACAACCGCCGTGGATAAGGACGGCGACAAGGTCCGGCAGTTGCGGCGCGGGTTGTGGGACAACATCCGTGCCAAGCGGGAGCGTGGTGAGGCTCCTGCCAAGCCTGGGGACAAGGACTACCCCGACAAGAAGCAGTGGAGGAAGCTGAGTGGACAGGGACGGCGACAAGATTCGTAGTCTGATTCCCAACCGTCCCGTCAGGGACACGCAGGGCGGCAAGAAGTTTGTTGTCCGCGCCAAGGTGGGGGATCAGGAGCGGCTGGTCCGATTCGGGGACTCCAGCATGGGGCACTACAAGGAAGGCTCCTCTGACCGCGGGCATGGGGATGAGGGGCGTCGGGCCAACTTCAAAGCCCGGCATAACTGCGACGAGAAGACCGACAAGCTAAAGCCCGGTTACTGGTCCTGCAACTGGAGCTGGTGATGGCCGATGAACTCCGTGCCGGGAATCGCCCGTGGTTTCCTCGCTCTAGCCGCAACTTCTCGCTCGGCAACATCACGGAAGATGTGACTGACTGGTATTACCAGAGTCAGGCTGCCTCGGAGGACCGTGCCCGGCAGGCTGCGGCGGATGCCATCAACCCGCAGTTGAACACACAGGAGGGTTCGGCGGCATACCGCTTTGACCCGCAGCGGCAGCTCGGCCGATATGTGGAGGCGCTGGTCCAAGACGTTTCCGCTGGCGTCCCAACCCCTGCGGCGCAAGAGACGGCTGGGTTTCAGAGCCCGTTCCAGCGACCCAAGCTCCCGCAGGCGAGGCAGTCTGGCCTTCAGCAGGCGGAGATGATGGAGCAGATGCTCGCGGCGTACGGCAAGCCGGTGAACGGCATGTTTCCTTCGGCTTGGCGACAGTTGCCCGAGGAGCTGGCGCTGGACATGTACGCCTATGCCGCCAACCAAGACGGGTATAGGGATCGCCTGACAAGTCCGACAGAAACTACGGGAGTCTTGGGTGAGGGTTCTCCCGTCAACACTGCGTTGACATGGGGGCAGTCGCTCCCGTCCACGCTGTATGCCATTGGGGAAAACGTCGGCAACGCCGCGGACTATGTGACGAGCAAGGCGATGGGCGGAACTCCTGGCGTTCAGTTCCCAGACGCGGGAAAGAATCTGGCATATGCCGCCAACACTCTCACGGCTCCGGGGCAAGCGATGGCCGAGGCTGTCGGCTACGCGCCGCAGGCAGGCGAAGGTCACTCCGCGTGGTCGGACATGAAGGATACGCGGCAGGATTTTGATGCCGGGGTGAACTGGGGGCAGATGGGATACAACCCAACGCCCTACGGAACGACCATGTACGACGCCATGCAGTATGGCGGCCTGTCTGACGAGGCGCAGAGCGTCGATCTCCAGGAGGGCAAGGACTACTTCATGGGCCAGGGGGTGCCGGAAACCCCGGCGTACTTCCTGGGCATGGCGACCGACGATCTCTTCAACCCCGTGTTTGACGCTCCTGGGATCGCAGCCGCGAGCAAGTCCGGAAAGCTACTCCCCATCGCCAAGCAGATCGGCATTGAGTTCGCTCCCGGTCAAGTGATGACCGGCATGAGCATGGCCGCACAGATCCGTGCCAAGCAGTTGGAAGATCAGGCGAGGCAGGACGCACTGATTGGGAGGTTGCGGTAATGGCAGGACCGGGAGCAGTCGATGACGTACTGCGAGCCATCGCTGGGCAGGCCGAGCAGCCCAAGTACATCCGGGCCTACCACGGCAGCCCGTATGACTTTGACAGGTTTGATGCCAGCAAGATCGGCACCGGGCAAGGGGCGGCCCGCTATGGCTACGGATACAACTTCGCTGGCGCGGAAAGCACTGCTGATACATATCGCAGAAGTCTGTCTGCCTTGAACCGCACGCCAGAGGAAGAGGCACTGGAGCTTTGGCGTCGGCATGCCGAAATGTCTGGCGACCCCAAGCGAGCGTTGCTGGATGCCATGGATTACGCCGAAGGGGCTATGGCGAGGGCGAAGAGCCTTCCGAATGAAGATGCTGCCGACCTATGGGGCGATGTGATGGGGCACCTATACGGCGTTGATTATCGCCAGCCGCTGCCACGCCGCCCCGGCCACTCTTACGAAGTGGAGATACAGCACCCAGAAAGAGACTTGCTGGACTGGGAGGCTCCCATGTCTTTGCAGCCGGAAGCAGTGAAGAAGGCGTATGCAGGCCGAGGAGGTTCCTACCGAGGCATGCTGGACGAGCCGGGTGATGGTGCAAGGCTGTGGAACAACGTAAAGGCTGGAAGTCGGTCGCCATTGCAAGCAGCCTACGAAATGTCTCTAAGCGGCATCCCGGGAATTAAATACCCAGACTTCGACCCGCGACAGCGCGGCACTGGGTCGCTTAACTACGTCATGTTCCCCGGCACCGAAGACTCCATCCGCATCCTCCGCAAGTACGCCGTTCCCGGTGCTATCGGCGCGGGGGCTGCCAGCGGCATGCAGGGCGAGCAATGAAGCACATCATCCACATCAACCAGCACGTTATCCGCCGGAACCAAAAGACCGGCGAGCGCGAGCCGGTGATCACGGTCAAGAACTACAAGTCGAACCGCTACGGCCACTCGGTGCGAATCGACGGCCCCTGCGTGATCCGGTATGAGCCAGACCACCCGTTGTCCTGCGGAGCCCGGGTGTGGGTTGAGACAGAGGCTCCCGTTGAAGTGGCCGACGAGGCGCCCGTAACAAGTTAGGCCCCTGCTAGACATTGGTCTTCTAGATCCCCCAACCCCCGATCTAGGATGACCATGGCTGACGAAGACGTTCTGAACGACGCGCCGGTATCAGAGGCTCCCGAAGCCCCTGTCTCCGAGGCCCCGCAAAGCGCTCCGGCTGAGTACGGCGGTTTCGACACGCCCTATTCCGCGTTCAAGGCGCTGCCGGACTTCCAGGGCCAGGACGATCTGGCCATCGCCCGCAACCTGTATCAGGCATACAGCGGGTACGGCGAAGCCCAGCGGCAGCTCCAGCAGTACCAGAACATCATTCCGCACGCCACGGAATACCTCCAGAACAAGCAGGCGTATGAGCAGTGGAAGGCCGCCCAGGCGCAGGCCCAGGCGCCCAAGCCCGCCGAGAAGCCGAAGTGGTGGAACCCGCCCTCGGTCGATGATTCCTACAAGTCCTGGATCATCCGCGACCCTTCCACGGGCAAGGAAATCATCGCCCCCGATGCTCCCTATGAGGCCAAGGTCGCCCTCCAGAAGTATCAGGCGTACACCGCCGACTTCGCCCGCAAGTTCGTCACCGATCCCGAGAACACGCTGAAGCCCTTCATTGAGGATGTGGCGCGGCAGAAGGCCGAGGAACTTGTTCAGGCCCAGCTCGGGCAGTACACGGCGAAGAACTACGTTCAGTCGCTTGAGCAGCAGAACTCCGACTGGCTGTACGACCAGTCCGGAAACATCAGCCGTGAAGGCCAAGCCATTCAGGCGTATATCCAGCAGGCTTCCGAGATCGGGATTTCCAACCCCGAGGCCCGCTGGAAGTACGCCACTTCGATGCTGCAACGGGATCTTCTGAATCTCCGCTACCAGCAGTTGTCATCTGCCCCGCCCGCCATGGCGCAGGGTTTTGCCGAGCCTGCCGCGCCACAGGCACCCCCGGCTGACCCAGTGGCACAACAGAACATGCAGTTCCTTCGGGAGCGTGCAACCCGTACCCCGAATCGGAGTGCAGGAACCAGTGAGCCTCGGGCACCGCGCCAGAGGATGAGTTTTGAAGACCGGCTGAAAAGCCAGCTCGTAACTGATGGAGTCATCTGATGAGCAGTAGTGTTGACTGGGCTCGTTCAATTGCTACGACGATTGTAAATCACCTCCGGGAAGAGGAAATTGCATCGCTTCGTAAGTATAAGTTTTTCGCCGCTCTGGAAGGTGCCGGGCAGATCCGGACCAACATGAGTGGCCGTGGTTTCGACTGGGAAATCCAGTACCGGAACCACAATCCCAGTGGTAACAATGGTGAGACTCCTCGCAGCTTCGCACGCGAGAATCTCTGGAAGAAATTGGAGTTGGAGTACCGGGGAGCGCAGGTCACCGACGCGATCTACAAGCGTGAAATGCTTGAGAACCGTTCGGCCCAGGCTCTGGTCCAGGTCGCTGGCAAGATGGCGAGCCGTCTGCTCACTTCGATGGAGCAGTACCTCGCCAAGGAGTGGGTGCAGGACGGTTATGCGTCGGGCAATGAGCTGCGGTTCCACGGCATCGAATCGTTCATGGGTGCGACCCAGACGATTGATTCGACTGCCACGGGCTACAGCCCGCGCTCGTCCAACGCGGCTGACCCGTTCTTCGCCCCCAACGACACCTATGCCGGTCTTTCGACCGTCCTCGGTGCGTACGGTGGCAGTGCGACGACCACGGGCTTCTGGCCCAACGGCGTCAGCGATCCGGAGTTCGACTTCTTCTCGCCGGTTATCGTCAACGCGGATTCGTCCTACTTCGGTGCCAGCACCTGGAAGGACAACTGCGTGAAGGCTGTCCGCGAGGCGCTTCACCAGACCCGCCGCAACGACACCAAGGAAGATCAGGTGGACATGGTCCTTCTGGACCGCCGGCTGTTCATCGACTTCCTGAACACGCTTGATACCAAGGAGCGTGTGATTGTCAGCCGCCAGAACGGTCTGCGGAGCTACGGCTTCACGGATGTATTTGAGCTGGACGGAGTGGAGGTGTCGGCGGAAAATTCGGTTCCGGCTAACACCGGCTACGGGCTGGCGGTCGGGAATATTGAGTTGCTCTGCATGGAGTCCCAGCTCATGGTGAGCGAGGGTCCGTTCTACGACGAGCTGACCCAGCAATTTCGGTATGTGGTTTCGACGCTCGGCAACCTTAAGTTCAAGTCGCCGCGCAACTTCTTCAAGCTGATCGTCTGACCAAGGAGAACAAAGAAGATGAGTCTGTACGTTGATCCGCCGTTCGCTCTTGGTCAGACGCTTGGCGTCTCGTCCGCTTCGGATGGCGGTGGATGGGTTGGTGCGGTCAAGGTGTTTCCGGATGTGAATCCGGCCACCGGCAAGATCCGCAGCAACCGGGTGAAGAAGTGCATCGCCGTGCGGAACACCTCGGGCGTGGCCCTGCTGCCGAAGCGGGTGGTCACGTTCAAGAGCGGTTCGATCACGGAGGTTGATGGCTACACCAACGTCACCGACCAAGCGTCGGCTGGCGTGGTGGACGAGCATCTGCCTGCCGCGGGTGTGGCTGCCAACGATGTGTTCTGGATTACGATTGACGGCCCGACCGAGGTCAAGCTCGGCCCGGCGCAGGAAGCGGCCGTGAACACCGTTCTGGTGGCTCTCACGGCGGCGACCAGCACGGTGTCCACTACGGCGGGTCAGGCTCAGACGGGCGCTGCCACGTTCCTTCAGAACGGCTACATCGGCCGGGCTCTGTCGGCTGGTACGACCGGTCAGAACGTCCTTGCCATTGTCAATCTGGTCCGCAGTTGAGTCTTCCCCTTCGGGGGTTCGGGGGGCAGCCGGACGGAGGGAAACCTCCCCCGGCTGTTTCCACATATGAACGACCTGATCTACGCGCTGATGAATGACCAAGCGGCCATCCAGAACCTGGACTTCCTGCGTCAACTGATCGCAGAGGCGCGGGCTGATGTGCCGTATGAGGACATGCAGCGACTCCGGATGGTGCAGTATCAGGGCGCGCCGATGACCACTGAGCCGCAGGAGGACCGCTAGATGATTCCCACCCCACCCAAGCCTGGCACTGGCTCTCCAGGAGGGATAACCAATCGCTATGACGGCGCTGGCTTTGCCGCCGATGGCACGCCTATCGCAGGGGATCCCAGAATGCGCGGCCAGCGGGCTCAACAGCAGGGCGGCAACTTCTCCGCCTACGCTCCTGGTCAGGCGCAGCCCCAGCAGAATCCCTACGGCTCCTCCACTCCGTACGGCGGCAAGCCTCAGGCCATGGGGCCGCAGTGGAACCAGGGCGGCACCAATCAGCAGCAGACCCGGCAGCAGCCCTTCCAGCAGTACATGACACAGGGCTCTCCGTACGGCGTTCAGCGTCCGCAGCAGCCAGCGCCGCCGAAGCAGTACGAGGTGCCTACGCCATCCGACGCTGGCGTGGACTTCCGCGACCCGCGCTATCGCCAGCCAGCCGCTGCATCTCCTGGCCCGTCCCAGCCCGGGCTTCCAGCAGGTGGCGGCGGCGGAGGTGTGCTATTGACGCCGGGACTGATTGACCCCAACGCTGGCTTGGTTCACTACGCAGGAGACGGCAGGCCAAGGTTTGCGCCGGGGCAGATTGACCCCAACGTCGCCAACAATCCCTACGCCAACCGCCCGCCACCGTTCCAGGCGACCACGCAGAACTTCGACGGCACCCAGTCCCAGATGCCCAACTTCCAGCAGCGGGACGCCTTCATCAGCCAGATCAACAACCAGTTAGGTCAGATGCAGGGCCAGAGCTGGCAGCAGCCTGGCATGGGGGCGCCGCAGTTCAACTTCCCGCAGATGTGGGGACAGGCTGGGCAAATGGCGCAGCAGGGCTTCAGGAATCCGTTTGCTGCGTCGGGCGGAGGATCTGAGAACCAGATCCGCAACCTGATGGCCGGCGACATCCGGCCGGAGGCCATTGGCCAGCAAGGCCTAATGAACGGCCTGCCTCCTGGGGCCATTCTGGACTCGCAGCCGCCGATGGCAGGCCAGCCAGGTAGCGCTCGCCGTGCCGGCATTCAGCCATCCGTGACCTACGCCCAGCCGGGCGGCGGGTGGGGGCACACGCCTACCGCACCGCAGCAGGGCGGCTCCACAGGTTACGGCGACAGACTGGCGAACCCTGACCGCATTTTTACTGGGGATTTCCGGGACCGTGACGGCGACAGGGTGGATGACCGTGACCAGACGGGGCCAGGCAGGCCTTCCGGCCGGCAGCGGACATCTGAGCCCGCTCCGGTTCTCCGCGGGGCTGAAGATTATCCGGGCCCCGTCTCGCCCGGCACTGCCCAGCCGATCCCGCCGCAATCGCAAGGAACTCCCCCGCGGTCAGGTGCTGCTCCGTGGGGCAACGCCGACAACTTCGATTCTTGGTGGGAAACCCGCAAGGACGAGCTGCTTGCGAAGTCGCGGGAGGTAAGGGCCGCGCATCCGAAGCGGCCCGACATTTGGGAGCGCGCTGACTGGGCGTTAAGGCAGCACCAAGACAACCGAAACGTAATGGCTGCCGGAGCCCGCATGCAAGAGAACCCGCGGGATAACGCCGCCAAGCAGGCATACAGCGATGTGGTCCGGCAGGATCAGATGAAGCGTTCGGCGGAGATGCGGGCCGCCAACGCCGCCAAGCCGCCTCAAGCCAAGAGCATGGACGACTTCCGCCGTGAAGACGGCTCGTATGACTACGAAGGTGCGCGGCGGGAGTGGCAGGCCAAGCAAAACGCCCAGAGGCGTGAGTACATGAAACAGCCCGTCGCCAAGCGCAACGCCATCTACGGCAGCGATGCGAATCGCCGTGCGTATGAAATCTGGATGCGGTAGCGGCTTGGCCGCCTTATGTGTATATTTGTCTACCTACCCCCCGAGGTGACACATGCAGCAGAAGTTCAACATCGGCATCGTTACGTTTTCGTACGGCGGCAACGGCGGCATCTCCTCTGAGGTGCCCGACATCCGTGAGTGGATGGTGCCGCTGGTAGCGGACATCTCCAAGGATCCCCGCGTTAACGCGGTGCGTGTCTGGAACCTGGCGGACACGCCAATCACCATGACCCGCAACCGGGCCGTGATGCAGGCCCGCCAGAACGATATTGATGTTCTGGTGATGGTCGATTCGGACATGAAGCCTGACCTATACGCAGGCCATGCGGACGCCAAGCCGTTCTTCCAGACCTCCTTCGACTTCCTGGTCAACCACTACCACAAGGGCCCGGTGGTGATCGGTGCCCCGTACTGCGGGCCGCCGCCCGTGGAGTGCGTCTACGTGTTCCGTTGGCAGAACATGGCCTCTGAGAACCCCAACCCCGACTTCCAGTTGGAGATGTACGACCGCCACACGGCCGTAAAGATGGCGGGCATCCAGGAATGTGCCGCCCTGCCGACTGGCCTGATCATGTACGACATGCGGGCCTTCGATCTCACGGAGCCGAAGAAGGAAGGCGACAAGCCCTGGTTCTACTATGAGTGGAAGGACCGCTTCGCTGCCGAGAAGGCGTCCACCGAAGATGTGACCATGACCCGTGACCTGTCCTTGGTCGGCTCCCAGACGCTGGGCTACAACCCGGTCTTCTGCAACTGGGATGCGTGGGCTGGTCACTGGAAGCCGAAGTGCGTCGGCAAGCCGCAGGTGATCGCCGCCGAAGGCATCTCGCACAAGCTGAAGGACTGCTGGGAGGCCAAGGTCGAACCCGGCACCAAGCTGGTGGAGTTCAAGTCCTCCGTGAAACTTCCCGCCCAGCCCGCGTTTGACAGCATGGGCATGGACCTTCCGGGCCGGGACGCAAACGCACTGGTGGCGATGGTGACGCAGTTCACGCAGTCGCACGGCCGCCCCCCGGTGGTGTGCGAGGTGGGCTCCTGGGCTGGCAAGTCGGCCGTAATCATGGCCAAGGCCGGGGCCAAGGAAGTCCTCTGCATCGATACGTGGGAAGGCTCTGGGAACGACGAAGGGTGCAAGGCATACGACGGTTCCCGCGGCACGCCCATCCAAGTGTTCCTCCGCAACACGCAGGGGCTTCCGATCCAGGCATGCTGTGCCCGTTCGCCGGAAGCCGCCGAGCGGTTCAAGGACGGTGAGTTCGACATCGTCTACATCGATGCCGAGCATGACTACGAATCCGTGAAGGCTGACATCGAAGCGTGGAAGCCCAAGGCCAAGCACATCTTGGCGGGCCATGATTACCATTCCTTCCCCGACGTTCAGCGGGCTGTGAAGGACTGCGGGATTACCCCGCATGTCGAAGGCAACGTGTGGATGACGAGTGTCGGAGCCTGAGAAAGTCTGCATAGAGTGCGGGCTAGCGTGGCCCGCCACCACGGCTCACTTCCACAAGTCCAAGGATGGATTCCACGCCCGCTGTCGCAAGTGCCGGAACAAGAAGATCCGGGGTGACCGCAAGGGGAAGCGGAACAAGAAGCTAGACGAGATTGAGAAGGGCGCCGTCAAGCACTTCGTTGCCGCGGCCCGCGTGGGTGGAGCGACCATCCCGCACTCCTCGGAACTCCTAGAAGTTCTGATGGAGTATTTCGGCGGCACCCGCGGGTTCGCCAATCTCTTTATGAAGCAGTTCTACGATGCGCCGGTCGGCGGTGCGTTCAGGACCAAGATGCTGGACACCGTGGTCCGGCTAGTGAAGGACAACACGGCCATGGGCGGAGCCAAGAAGCCCTTGGAGCTGATGACTGAGGAAGAGTTGGAAGCCGAGCTGCGGCGGCAGGTGATCGAAGCGGCCATGCAGATGAAACACATTGAGGTCGTAGATGAAGTGCGAGGATTGCCGCTGGTGGATTCCAGTGGAGGAAGAGATGCAGGGGGAGTGTCACCGGTATCCGCCGACGCTCCTCGGGCAGAGGGGTTGGGATCGCTCCCCCGAGACGATGCCCACTGATTTCTGTGGCGAATATGAAGAAACACCCCCGCCAAATTCAGCCGCCCCAAACTCCTGACGAGCCGCTGGGGGATATGACCCAGCACCAGCTCGGCCAGCTCAAGGACGTTCAGGTCGCTCTCACGGAGCGGCGGCTGGAGGCCCTGCGGCTGTATGAGCCCATGCCTCACCAGGACGAGTTCCATCGCTGCACGGCGTCGGAGCGCATCGTTCTGGGGGGTAACCGCGGCGGCAAGACGCTGGCGGTTGCAGTGGAAGCCGCCCGCGCGGCTACGGGCCAGGATCCCTACGGCAAGTACCCAAAGGAAGGCGGCAACCTCGCCATCATCGGCCGGAACTGGCCCCACATTGGATTGGTAATTTATCCCATCCTCCTAAAAGCCGGGGCGTTTCGGATCATCAAGGACGAGAAGACTGGCCAATGGAGATCGATCCGCCAGGGCGATGACAAGAGCAAGAGCAAGCCCGCGCCTCCGCTGATCCCGCCGCGGCTGGTGAAGGATGTGTCTTGGGTGCTGAAGAACGCTGGGTATCTCAACAAGCTGGAACTCACCAACGGCTGGACGATCTGGTGCTTCTCGTCGGAGGGAGAGCCTCCGCAAGGCTATCAGGCCGACCTTATTTGGATTGACGAGGACGTAACGAATGAGGCTTTCGTCGGTGAGTCTCAAGCGCGGCTCGCAGATCGCAAGGGCCGTTTTGTGTGGTCGGCCATGCCGTGGAGCCGGAATGATGCGCTCTTGGGTCTATGCGAGCGGGCCGACCGCGCAGTGGAGGAGGGGCAAGAACTTCCAATCATCAAGAAGTTCACGTTCCGGTTTTTGGATAACGCTTTTATCGATTCGGAAGAAAAGCGAAAGAACATAGAGCGGTGGAGTGCGCTGGGGGCCGACGAGGTCCGAATGCGTGCCGAGGGTGAGTTCACCACCGAATCCACGCTCATGTACCCGACGTTCAATCGCAGCGTGCATATCCTGCCGCGGGCGGAGCTAAAGGACGGGATCATCCCGCCGGACTGGACACGGTACGTGGCGATTGACCCGGGCCACGCAGTCATGGCCACCATCTTCGCCGCCGTGCCACCGCATGAGCGGTTCATGCTGATCTACGACGAACTGTACATCCGGAACTGCAACGCGCTGATCTGGGGCGAGCAGTTCTATGAGAAGGTCCGCGAGCAGCACATCCACGCAGCGATCATGGATATGCACGGCGGCCTCCTCCGCGACCTGGGCTCGGGCCGACTGCCGCATGAGCTGTATTCGGAAGAACTGAAGAAGCGGAAGATCCGCTTCACCATCGGCGGGCACGGATTCATTCCTGGCTCCGATGACATCCCCGCCAGAACGGCCATCGTCCGGCAGCTCCTGCACATCCAAGGCGACGGGACAACCCGGCTCAAGATTCTGGAGGGCTCCTGCCCCAACCTGCTGCGGGAGCTGAAGCGGTATCGCAAGAAGACAACGACGGTCAACGGGCAGGTGTTCGTCACCGACCAGCCGCAGACCCGAGGCGAGGTCCACGCTTGTCAGTCGCTTGAGTACCTCTGTGCCTACGAACCCAAGTACCACGCCCCACCGCGGACTTACGGTCCCGATCCTTGGTGGGTGAAGTGGCTGTCGGAGCGCAAGCGCCGTCAGCGGGAGTCCACCGACCCCCACATCAACCTCGGGCCCAGCAGGAGATTGCCGTGAGTTCCTACGACATGCCCAAGGCTGACCTGGGCGACATTGTGCTGTTCTACGCCCATGAAGGGGCCACCCCGGTCCCGGCGATTGTGTCCGTGGTCGCCTCTCGCACGCTCACCCTCTGGGCGATTGCGGGCGAACTGGGCGGCGTGGTGAAGCCCTCGGTCCACCACCTGACCGACCCGGGGGTCAACGACTTCCCCGATTGGAAGCGGTATGGCTACTGGGAACACAAGCCCAAGGATCCGACGATCTCCATTCTGAGCGAGAAACTCAGCCTGTTGGACAAGAAAGTGTCCGCTACAGCCCCGAAAAAGGCTTGACCGGACACTAGTCGGTAGGAGAACTCCATGGCTGACGAGAACCCGCTGCGCCCCATTTGCAAGCGCTGGCTTGAGTGCATCAAGCAGGCCGAGAAGTACAAGAAGCCTTTCTCCGAGGACGCCGCGGAAGCCATGGGGTTCTTTGCCGGTGACCCCGACTTTATGTGGAAGGATTCCTACGCTCGCGGTGAGCGGGGATACATCAAGGGCATGGACCCGCCCCCGTTCCGCATGATGGTCAACCGTGTGTGGGAGGCTGTTCGTCTCTTCACGGCAGTCATCCACCACCGCAACCCGACGCGGACGGTGTCGCCCAAGGACTACCCCATCCTGGGCCCGCAGCTTCTGGGAATCTTCCCCCAGCCGCCAGTCCCGCAGATGGGGCCGGATGGCCTGCCTGTCATGGGCCCAGACGGCCAGCCGGTGATGATGCCCGATCCGGGGATGATGCAGTACCAGCAGATGCTCCAGCAGCAGCAGATGATGCTGGAGCGCCGCAAGGTGGTTGCCAAGCTCTTGGAGGACTACCTCAACTACACGCCCAACGAACTCAACCTCAAGCAGCACTCACGCAAGGTGGTGGAGGAGGCGTTTATCAAGGGCGCGGGTGTGTGGTGGCATGAGCTGTACACACCTCCCGGCGGCACGGTGAAGATGGCCGGGTCGTTCTACGACACCATCGACAATCTTGTCTGGGATCCGGACGCCGACGAGTTTGAGGACATCCGCTGGGCCGCGCGCCGCCGATGCCAGCCCATCGACGAAGTGGCCGCCAAGTTCGGGGTGTCTCGGGAAGAGCTGAAGGGCGGTATCGAATCCTACTCCCGGCAAGCCGATGTCTCCGACCGCGGCTATCAGCATGAGAAGAAGACCGGGAAGACGAACGACCTGATCGTCTACTGGGAGATTTATTCCAAGACCGGCTTTGGCGACAGGCTCAAGGACGCCGGCCAAGACCTGCGGGGCAAGTTCGACGCCCTCGGGCCCAACTGCTACATCGTCGTTGCCGAGGGTGTGGATTTCCCGCTCAACATTCCTCCGGCGATGATGCAGGAGGAGGTCGATGAGTCCGGCATCCCCCCTACCCTGTTCATGGCTGCCCAGTGGCCGATCCCATTCTGGGCCGAGCCGAGCGGCTGGCCGTTCACGCCGCTGGTGTGGCACGGCAAGCCGGGCTACTCCTGGCCGATCTCGCTGATCCGCCCTGGCATCGGGGAATTGCGATTCATCAACTGGGCGATGTCGTTCCTCGCCACCCGCATTGCCACCTCCAGCCAGACGCTCATCGGTGTGGCCAAGCATGCCGACCCGGATCTCAAGGCCAAGATCCTGGAGAAGAACGAGGGCGGGTTCAACATCGTTGAAATCTCCGAGGCTGTCGGGCGGTCGGTGAACGATGTGATCTCGGTCTTCCAGATGCCTGGGGTCACCCAGGACATGTACCAGATCATTGCCGAGGTGACGAACCTGTTCGACCGCCGCGTCGGTTTGACCGAGTTAATTTACGGCATGACCAGGGCGAGTTTCAGAAGTGCCGCTGAAGCCGCCGTGAAGTCGGAGCAGATCAGCGTCCGGCCTGACGATTACGCTTCGATTCTGGAGGACGCGCTGTCCGAGGTCGCTCGCAAGGAAGCGCTCCTCGCCCGCTGGATGGTCTACCCGCAGGACGTTGCTCCCATTCTGGGACCGATGGCTGCCCAAGCGTGGCAGTTGCATGTGCAGGGCGAAGACCCTGAGTCGGTGGTCCGTGAATACTCCTACCGCGTGGAGGCGGGTTCGGCGCGCAAACCGAATATCGCCACCAAGGTGGAGAACATGAACAACGCCATGCAGATAATGATGCCCGTGGCGCAGGGCCTGATGCAGGCCGGTCAGCCGCAAATCTTCAACGCCATGTTGGAGGACTGGGGTGAGGTGATGAACGTGGACATCAGCCGGTACATGGTCCCGCCTCCCCCGCCGCCTCCTCCCGGCCCGCCACCTGAAGCCCCACCCGAAGCCCCTCCCCAAGGCCAATAGTCGTATATGACATACCCTCCTGAAGTCGAAGCCGCTGGCGAATGGGCCAAGAGCCGCTATGAGAAAGCCCTGCCCTACGGGGAGAAGTGGGCCGCTATGGTCGCCCTTCAGCAGCCGCCTGGAACCAAGGGCAGCGACCGGGCGTTTCTCCAGGGACGGCAGAACAACGAGCAGTTGGACGAGATGCCGAAGCGTCAGGCGCAGTACGTCGCCCGTGAGGCCCGGCAGGCAGGGATCAACATCTCGGGGAAATACTATTGCGCCGGGATAGCCGACAAGCGCGGCTGGAAAGACCCCGCAGCGTGGGTCAGCAGCAACGACGATGTTCTCAGCGTGGCCCGCAAGCGGCGCCTGCACGTTACGGGAAGCGTGAACTACGACCCCGGCGAAGCCCCGCCGAAGCGCGTGGTGCTGTCGGAGAGCATCATCAACGACGAACTCCGCAAGGAGAAACGCAAGAACCCCAACGCCAAGGTCGGGGAGCTGCGAGAGAAGATCATTGACAAGCACGCATACAAGGTGAAGGGAAGACTATGAACGAGATTGCACGGCACTTTTCTCCCGGCTCGGTGATTACGGCCAACTCCTCGGCCGCCACAACGGCAGGCATGATTCCTTTCGGCCGTTTTGGCGGTGCGTGCGTGATGATCGCCGCAACCAACTCCTGCACGCAGATCAACTGGCACGGCACCGTGGACCCTTCCGTGACTCCGCGGGCCATCTATTCGGACGGAGCGGCCGTCACCTCCGCCGTCACGGTTGGGATCATCCCCGTGCCAGACGCCTGTTTCGCAGTGAACTATGTGGTTCCCGTCGTTGTTGGCGGGACAACGTGTGCAATGACCGTGATGGCAAAGGGGTGAGAAATGGCGTTTGAGTTTGCTCCTGGAACCAATGGCCCTGTGCGGCTGCGGGAGTCGGTCGTTGCGGCCGAAGTGCCCGTGGCGAATGAGTTGGCCGAAGGCGAGCTGGCGGTGAACTCCCAGGATGGGACGCTGTACTGCAAGTCGGCCGCCACTGTGAAGGGCTTCCCGAGCGCCGTTGGCTTCAAACGCATCGTCGCGCTCTCGCAGGCGGCGTATGACGCGCTGACGCCGGACGCCGAGACGCTCTACATCATTACGTCCTGACAGAGAGGCTCTAGCGACATGAGCGTGAAACTGGGAAGCACCGACGCGAGCCTGTACCTGGGCAGCACGCCGGTTGCGGCGTATCTGGGGGCCGTGCAGGTGTATTCGGCGGCGGCCACGCTGTACTTCGACGGTGCCGTGGACAACGACTGGGCGACGGTCGGCAACTGGTGGCTGGACGCGGCAGGGACGGAGCCTGCCGGCCGCCTGCCGGCGTCCGTGGATTCCGCAGTTGTGCTAGGTGCCGTTTATACTTCGGCATCCCCAGTTGTGTTGGCTTCACTGACTGTCAGCAGTAGTGACGAGTTCTATGGCCAGTACACGGTTTTAGGTTCAACGTCTTTCACCGACAATAGCGTCAACTTTGCTCAGATAACCGGCAATGCGACGTTTAACGACACTTCGACTAACGGCGGCACCGTCACCGGAAACGCGACGTTCAACGATAGTTCGTCCAACAGCAGCGATGGCACCGTCAGCGGCAACGCGACGTTCAACGACAGTTCGCAAAACTACGGCAACGTCACCGGCACGGCCACCTTCACCGGCTCTGCCTGCAACGATGAAGGCACGGCTGGCACGTTCGTCCCCGACCCGCCGCCGTCCTGCCCGTAACGGCGTCACATCACCACTCTACGGACATAGCCCGATGGCAATGAACCCTCGCCTGTTGCGGCCCACGGCTTCCGGCTTCAACCCGGCCAGCATCTTCGGCCTCGCCAACTGGTGGGATGCCAACGACGCCGCCACGGTGACGCTGAACTCCGGTGCCGTCGAAACGTGGACGAGCAAGGCTGGACTCAAGAGCGCCGCCACGCAGACCACGGCCAACAACCGGCCCGTTACCACCACAGTGAACGGCAAGACGGCTTTGTTGTTCGACGGCACTAACGACGGCTTGGACTTTACGGGCACGGCGCGAACGGATGAGACGTGGATCTGCGCTGTTGCTCAGACGGCAGATCAATCCGGGCAGCGTTCGTTTCTGAGCGATGCTGGCGACGGTCTGGGGATGAGCGCAACTAAGGGTGCAGCAAAGTTTCTTGAAGCTTGCTTCGGCAGTTTCACGGAGGGTGTAGGCCGTTTGAGGCCAGTATATGCAGTTTCACCCTCGGCTCTTCTCGGGCCTGCTGTCTGTTCGGTAGTCAGATCGGCGGCTTCCGGTGGTTTTGTTTTCATTGACGGCACGGCACGCATCAGCGGCGTAAATAGCGAGGCGTCCTTCACAACCAGTGCGTCAGTGACTATTAAGCGTATCGGCTACTACTCATCCACGCTGTTTCAGTTTCAAGGCTGGATCGGTGAAATCTTGTGCTACAGCCGCGCCCTAACGTCGGCAGAGCGCAACGCCGTGGAACTTTACCTAGGCCGCAAGTGGGGCATCGCCGTCACGCAGGTGCCGTCTGTCAGCAACGCCGACGCCCAAGACTGGGTGAACCGCGTCTATGCCGCTGGCTCTACGGTGTCTCAGCCGGTCGCCAACGCTGTTAACGCGTTTGTGGCTGGCTGCCAAGCTGACGGCATCTGGGACGCGATGAAGTCGGTGGTTCTCTTGGCCGGAGCCGACACGCTTGCCGGTGCATTGGTGCCACTAAAGGGTGCGGCTCCGACCAACAACGGGCCGTTTGTTGCGGGCGACTACGACCGGAGAACGGGGCTAGTGGGCAACGGATCAACCAAGTGGCTGGACACCGGGCGAAACAACAATGCTGATCCGCAAGACAACAAGCATTTTTCGGTTTACAGGTCGGTGGCAGCAACGAATGACTCCGGCCTGATCGGAAGCAACGACACAGGCACGGGTCACTCGCACATCTACTCTGGCTTCGGGGCGTTCTATTTCCGTCACAACACGGCAACCGCCGACACCCAGGCGTTGAGCATCAACACCGGCGCAGTTTTTCTGGGCGCGTCTCGCTCGTCGTCCTCTTCTTACGGCTATCGCATCGGTGCCAACAACTACACGGCGACGGTTGCTAGTCAGACGCCAGCCAACGCAAACTTCCGCGTCTTTGAGACGGCCGGGCGCACCAACGCACGCCTAGCGTTCTATTCGATAGGCGAGTCGCTAGACCTTGCGTTGCTGCGGACGCGGGTCGATGCGCTCATCGCCGCAATACAGGCAGCCATATGACGCTCTCCGACCTGACTCTTCCGGTGTCCTATGAATGGGGCGTGGCTCACGCTCTCCTGTTCGACGCTGCCCTGGCCCAGCGGCTTGCGGACGTACAGGCCGAGCATGGCGACCCGCGCCATGTGCCAAGCCCACGCAGCCTGACAGACGGGCGATTCATGCTCACTGCCGACATCCTGACTGAGTGCCTGCCGGGCGGGCTGGTCTGCGGTGGGTTCCGCCATTTGGACGCGGCCCGGTTTGACGAGATCGAAGTGGTGCCGCTGGCAGAGGCGGTGGCGTTGCTGCCGGTGGCGCCGTCGCCATGAGCCTCCGCCATTTCCTCCTGTTCATGGTCCTCTCCGCCGCCTTCCTGGCCGCCATGATGGCCGGTTTTCTGGTGTTTCTGCGGGCCTAGTTCTGGGGCAATAGTCCCTAGAGCCATGCCTGCAACCACCTACGCCAATCTCGTCCAGTACCTCATTGTCTCGTCCTACGGGGGCCCGCAGGACGCAGAGCAGAAGGACATTAAACAGGCCATCATCCGGGCCTACGACGAGCTGACCACCATGCGGGACTGGTCCTACTACCATGTCCACGGGCGGGTCATTTTGGAGGCCCCGTATTCGACCGGGACGGTCACCTCTAGCGGTGTGACCGTCACGCTGACCGGCGGAACGTGGCCCACATGGGCGGCTACTGGGGCGTACCTGAAGGTAGGCGAGGAAATCTGCCGCGTGGCCACCCGCAGCTCCGGGAGTGTGGTCGTCCTTGATTCAACGCTGAAGCTGAAGGCTGATGTCACAGGCGAGTCCTACACCCTGTACCGCAGTGTGTACCCGCTGCCGTCCGACTTCCGAAACATGGACGAGCCGAGCGACGAATACAACTGGTGGTCTGGCCTGTACGTGACTCCGGACGAGGCCATGAAGATCGAACGGGTGTCGAACTCCTCTGGCGAGCCGTACCACTGGACGGTCATCAAAGACCCGGACTCCGGCGGGTGGGCCATTAAGCTGATCGGCTATCCGACCAAGCAGGAAACCATCGACTTCACGTATCGCCGCTCCGCCACGGACATTTCCTCGCTGGCCCCAGACAGTGCCACTGCCCTGGATATTCCGGCCCACATGTCCACGGCCATGCACAGCGCCGCTGAGTATTGGCTGGCCCGAATCCGCAAGACTGGCGAAGACAAGGCATACCAGTTCTATCAGCGTGATCTCCGGCTGGCATTGGAACAGGATCAGCTTGCCCCGCTTTCCGGACGTTCCCGTGAGATATGGCATGACGGTGGCTGGCGCAGCCCGCTGAGGCCCGACGTAGGATGATCGTCATCGACAAGTGGCAAGGGCTGATCACCAACGCCTCTCCGTACGCCATTGCTAGCGGTGCCGCGGTGACGCAAGTCAACGTGCAGGTCATCGTCCCAGGCCAACTGACAGTCCGGCCTGGCATGGTGGCGGCTACGTGGTCATCGTTGTCTGCTGGAACATCGCCCGTCAGGCGTGTGTTCCGCGCACCCTGCGGCGGAAGCGAGCGGCTGATTTACCAGGACGCGGCCGGCATTGTGAGAGCAGGCACAGGGCCAGCATGACGCTTGCAGCCAGGACCAGCGGTGGCGTGGTGGCAGCCGGCATTTCGGCCGCTGGCACCGGCTACACGGCTCCGCCGAGCGTCGGTTTCTCCGGCGGCGGCGGCGCTGGTGCAGCGGCCGTCGCCCACATGGCCGGCACGCAGATTGAATCGATTGTCATCACCAATCAGGGGACGGGATACAGCAGCGCCCCGACTGTGTCTTTCACGGGTGGCGGCGGAACGGGGGCTGCGGCGACCGCGGCGGTGTTCTCCGGCACCCTGCTGCCGATGTCATTTTTTCAGGGGCGGTCAGGCGAGGTCTATGGCGTCGATGGTGCCGGGAGAGGGGTTCGCATCGACTGCGGAGCCACGCAGGCCATCAGCATTGGCGTTCAGAAGCCCGCCTTGGCCCCGGCTGTGACGGCGGCGGCGACGGTGACCGGCAGGCATGTGGCCGCCATCCAGCTCGTCCGGAGCGGCATCGGCTATCACTCCACGCCGAGCGTGACCATCAGCGGCGGAACGCCGACCAAGGCCGCAACCGGGCGAGCCGTTATGCGTAACGGGCGGCTGGAGGCGGTGATCGTTCAGGAGGCCGGCGCCGGGTATAAGTCGCAGCCGAGCGTCACTATTAATGGAGGTTTTGCCAGCGAGCCATCCTTCGGCCTGTCTGTTTCCGGCAAAGTGGATTCGGTTTCGATTGTCAGCGGCGGAGCGGGATACGTTTCCGACGAAACCAAATCCCCAACCGTCGTCTTCAGCACGGCACAAGGCCTGACGAATGCTTACGCCGTTCCGCTAGTAGATGAGCAGGGGAGGATCTCTGCCATCCAGGTTCTGGCGGCCGGCACTGGCGCCACTACGACAGGCGTTACGGCTTCCATTGTCGGCGGCGATGGCTCCGGGGCATCTCTGGCCGTCTCGCTGCGCTATACCGTCACTGGCGCAACGGTGATCTCCGGCGGTACGTCGCATGCAACGCCGCCAGTGTTGACCTTTCGGCCAGCCTTGCCGGACGCAAGTGGCTTTGGCGGGCTGGCCTCGGCAACGATTTCGTCTGGCGCCGTGACCGGTGTAACGATCATTGCCGGAGGCGATTACGCTGCGCCGCCATCCCTGGTTGTCGAAGACACGCGGGCCGACGCGGTAGCCGTTTTGGAGCCTGGCGTCCTCGGTAAATACTTCTGCGCCGTTCGCTACGTGGACGAAGCCAGGAACTCAGTGTCGTCAATCTCTGACCTGAATGAGGTGGAGACGCTGAACGGATCGGATGGCTTCTCATGGTCATTCACCCACACGGCCGTTGACCCGCGGGTCAGCGCCATGGAGCTGTGGCGAACAACGGCCAACCAGGCTGTCCTGCTGTACCGCGTTGCAACCATCAAACGAACGGACCCTGAGTGGAGTGCGGGGTACACCGACACACTGACCGACCGCAGCCTGACTGACGCCGACCGAGCCGGCTACGCCATGATGCCCGTCACGCTCCCAAGCGGCCAGATCAACGCCCGTCGCTTCGGCGTCCTGCCAGGCAACTATGCGGTCGGCGTCATGTTTCAGGACAGGGCCTGGTTTGCAGCCGACACGTCAGGCAATGCTCCAAACAGCCTGATGTTTTCGGAGGTTGACGAGCCTGAGAGTGTGCCGCTTGAAAACGAAATCGTCTTGCAGGAGAACGCAGGCGAGAGGGACTCTATCGTCACGCTAGTGCCCCTGGGTGGCGAGATGCTGATAGCCCAGACAGGCCACCTGTACTCGCTGAGGTACGTGGCGCAGCCGGTCATTGACGCCTCCTTCACCCTGGTCGCCTACCGCGGCGTACTGAACTCCCGATGCGCTGCGGTAATGGGTGGAGTGGCGTTCTTTGCCGACAGCTATGGGGTGTATGCGTTTGACGGTTCGCAGGAAAAGCCGCTCTCGGCGGCCGTGGACAACTACTGGCGTGACGGCATTATCGATTTCAGCAATTCTCACTTGTTCCACGTCTCCACGGACTACGACACCAAGGTTGTCCGCTTCCACTATTGCAAGTCCGGCGACTCCGAGCCGACACGCGCCCTTTGCCACTGCCTTGCCACGGAGGCGTGGTGGGAGGAGGAGTATCCAGCGGCCGTGACGGCGTCAGCTCCGGCCGTGATGGCGGGCAGGCGGTCCAAGGTTTTCGGCACCGGGGCGGGGGGGTTCTTTAAGGCCAGCGGAACCAGCGACACGGCAGGATCGGTTGCCTGGCTCTACCGTTCCGGCAACATGGTCCTGAACAATGATCCGGCCCGCAGCATCGGATTTGTCTACAGCCCCACTGCGACATCGACTCCCTTGCGGCTCTCGCTTCACTACAACGGCAGCACGGCAGCTAGGACGAACGCGGTTGCATCCGACCGCGGGAATGGCTTTGTCAGTGCGGCCGGCGCAACGCAGGCCGTGCTAGATATGGCCTCTACACGTTCCTCGCTTGGCCCGGCCACAGGTTACGCCCAGGCCATGTTTGCGGGCCGCTTAGATCCGCGTTCGGCCGGGGCTGATCGCCACGTCGCCATTGGCATGGCCGGAACACAGTCGGCATCGCCCGTCAAGATCCACGGCGTAACCGTAGAGGGAGTCGGCTGATGCTTACACAGATGATGCCGGCTCTCATCGACGCCCTCAGGCAAGCGTTGCCGCCTGCTGCGATTGGCCCCCTGGCTCAGTCTCTAGGCAACTGTGCGCAGCCGCTGACGCACCGGGCTGGCATCAATCTCCCGGGGGCCCGCCGGGCCAATCAAAACGGCACTGTGGGCAGCGGCGCCTGGAACCCGTCGCAGTACCAAAACCTCTTTCCTGGGGGCGACACGTACAACTCAGCCAACTACCACACACAGGTGGACATCGGCGGGATGAACGTGAACTGGAACGAAGGCAACCGCTACGACTCGCAGTTCTATTTTCCGACCAATCAGGTCTTTCAGCAGAATCAGTATTTCGGCGGCCCGACCATTAACAACACGGGCGGCGCCAACATTGACTACATCACCAATGAGTACTTCGACGGCGACACCATCAACGTCACCAACCTGACGACGACAGTCATTAATGGCGACCCAGTTGCGGGGCCGGCTGGACCGCCCGGGGCTCCCGGAAAAGACGGTCAGCGCGGCGCGCCAGGAGCGCCCGGTGTTGGCTTTGGTGCGCTGCCTCCTGGATTCTTTGGGCCGATCCGCTACCTGTCTGGCGACCCCGATGTCCAGTTTCAGACTCGCCTGCCCATGAAGAAGCACAGGTACATCAAGGATGCCTGGGTGCGAAAGGAGATCACGGTTGGCGTGCCCACTAACGCCATCTCTGGCGGCACTGTCACCATGACGGCGAGTTCAACAAACTTCACCATTCCGACTAACGCCATATCTGGCGGCACGCTGACATTCTCCCCGGAGCCCGTCCAGGTTGTCGTCCCAACCGCGCTGACATTTGACCCCGAAGCCTGCGCCGTGACGGTCAGCGCAACCACCACCTTTTGGGCGTTTCCCTATTTGCCCTCCTACCAGACCGTCAATGGGCAGGCGGCAAGCACGCAGACGGTTACGGTGGCCGCCACCACGGCCGTTACGGCGTCCTTGTCTTCGGTGGCTGCTAACGCCATGACCATTTACGCCGCCACCACGGCCGCCAGCCAGAAAGCGTCAGTGCAGGCAGCCGGCGGGTTTGTGGTCAAGGGGGCAGACGCGGATTTCTGGGAGCGGAACCCGGACACCGTGGAGGTTTCCCACATCACAAACAAGAAACTGGCCGGCATTAAGTCCGTGGACATAACGGTTTACCGGAAATAGGGACATTAGTAAGTAGGAGACATCATGTTTCGACCCTTGAACTCACGGTCTGGCGGCGGCTCTGGCCAGTACCGGTTTAGCGGCAGCCCCGAGGCCATCCTGGCTGCATCCAACGCCCACCAGGCCGAGATGCAGGCCAATGCCCAGATCGGCGCTGCGCAGGCCCAGGCTGCCGGGCAGGCGGCCATGGCACAAGCCAACCAGAACGCCGCCCTGTACCAGCAGCCAGCCAACTTCGCCAACGCATTTGGCAACGCATACAACTCATACGCCCAAGGGATGGGCGGTGCATACGCCGCCCAGGCTGGCGGGCTGGGCAGCATTGCCACAGCTCTCGCCAATGAGCGTGGCAACCTGTATGGCGCCAACGCCATGATGGAAGCCGCCCGAATGGGGGCCCTTGGCAACCTTGGTTCGGCCGGCATTGGGGCCTACGGATCCATGGGCAACGCGGCCATGGGGGCATGGGCTCAGAACCAAAACGCCTACAACACCGCTGCGGCCACCATGCACGCAGCCAATCAGTCTGGCCTGGCTGGATACGGAGCTGCTAACGCCGCAGCGCAGGGCAACGCCTTGGCCTCCCAGGCGTCTGCGGCAGGAAACATCGGCGCGGCCAGGGCGGGGGCCATGGGCCAGATCGGACGCGCCCAGATTGGCGCTAATGCGATTGCCGGGCTTGGCCTTGGAGGCCCTGGGTTCGGAGGATCATTCAGCGCAAATGGCGTCGGCGGCCCCATTGGCAGCGGATCATTCTCTGGCCAAGGCATCGTCCCTACTCCTTCTCCCGGCGGCGGCATGGGCCGATTTATGACCGAAGCCGATGTGTTCGGGGGCGGCCCACTTTCAGGTCTCAGCGGCAGCGTGAGCGATCCTGGCATCGTCAGCGGACTTCAGTTCAACGCCAGGGCCGGGATGAGGCAGCTGGATGACCAGCACTACTCATCCCGTGGCATGCCGTCCCAGATGATGAACCAAGGGCTCGCCGGGCTGCTTGCCCTGACCAATCAGTCGCAGGGCGCCCTTCGTTCCGGCGCTAATCAGTTCTACGACAACCAGAGGTACGCAGGCGATCAGGCCATGAGCCGTTTCGATACGCTTGCGAGCGGAGTCCAGGGCGGCCTTGGCGGTGCGATGACGGGGCTGCAATCAGGATTTAACACGGTTGGCAACCAGATCCAGGGCATGTGGGACACCTCTCTCGCCAACCTTCCGCAGTTTACGACTCCCAGCAGTCAGCTCCGGAGAGCCCGTGACGCCCAGATGCTCCAGGAGCGGTACAGAAACGAAGACAACGCCGCCGGCCGCCCTATGGGCGCCCGTTTCCCAACAGTCCGCTACATGTGATGCAACTCACATACAACACCAACCTGCCGTTTCAGCCTCCTGTCCCAGACAGGCAGCAGGCGCTTGAGAGCCTGGCTGCCGCCCCCAGGCACCCGCAATACGGGTCCAACTACGCGGACCTCAGCCGGGCGTACGCCATGGAAAATGCCGGGAACTACAACCGCGCAGCAGACCAGGCGAACTTCGCCTACGCCGCTGGGCAGCAAGGCGCGCAACAGCAGCTTGCGCTCAGTGGCCTGCGAGCCATGGCCGGCGAACAACAGCTCCAGCGAGGCCTTGGCATGTCTAGGCTTCAGACACTTCAGGGAGCGCTCAGCGCACTCCTATGACAAACAACCAAGTCAATCTCTGGCAGGGGCTCCCGACACCCCCATCGACGGCTCCGAGCGCGTCTGGCACGGCCAGGGCCTACGCTTCCGCTGACCCTCGCTTCAATCTGAAGCGATATGACCGCGCCGGCATGAGCCGCGGCCGGGGGCAGGCGGCCATGGCTGGGATCAGCGCCGCCCAGAACTTCTCTCAGGGCATCGCAGACGTTTACGACAATCAGCTCAAGCAGCAGACGGCCAATGCCGACGCCATGCTTCAGTTGCAGCAAGGCCGGGAGGGTTACGCACAAGCGCTTGGCGGGCTGCAAGCGCAGGCCAACTACGCCGATCAAATGGCGGCCCTTCAGCGGCAGGGCATTTTGTACGGACTTCTCGGGGATGTGATGGGGTAGCCATGAAACTTGACCTTGATTTGGATGACATGCTGGAGGGGTTTACCCGCGACGGCATGAAGAAGTTTGTGAAGAAGCTGCTCACGGCCAGCGAGGCCGAGGAGAAGAAGCTGATGTCCAAACTCAACGGCAAGCCCGCCAAGAACGACTTGGCCGACTTGGATGAGGAGATGCATGGCAAGCATCCCGCTCCCGAAGTCACGGCCGATGACTTGGAGTACGACGGCGATGACGAACTGCCGGATGTGCCGAAGAAGAAGGGGAAGAAGTAATGTCCAAGTGGACCGATCTGGTCGAAGGTTACTTGAGCCATGCGGGCCGCAACCCGCGGTCGGCGCATGTTGCTTCGCAGGTGGCCAGCAACCCGGCTCTTCAGCGCGAGCTGGAGGAGGCCGCGGAGATGGGGCGGCAGAACAAGGTCTTTGCGCAAGTGGCGGGCACATACGAAATGCCGACCGTGGATCGCGCCGCCGGGGCGTACGGTGGCCGAGGCCAGCCAGGGCGGCGTTCGGTAGAGGAACTTGCTCGCGAGGGGGTGGCCGAAGAGTTGGGGCCCTACTTCCGCGAAGCCCCGATGGCCCAGGTCAACGACGCTCAGTCGCTTCTGAACCCCACCATGGGCGGCGAGGATTTGATCGCACGGCTAGAGGGCATGACCCCAAAGCCGCAGTACATGTACGACTTGCTGCCCGACACATCGATGCAGTTTGAGTTGAGCGATCTGACCCCCGGCCAGATGGCAGCTATGAATCCGCCGCGCGCACCGGAGCCCGATCTCATGGCCGCCTTCCGCGGCGACTTTGAGCGACAGGGCGACCGGCTGGCGGCAGAGATGAGTGCGCTGGGTGATGATGTTGCCGCCCAAGCTGCTCCGCCGCCACCCAAGGCGGCACCACCCGCGCCGACACTTGACGCCGAGGGCCGTGCATATCTGCGCGCCGCCATGGACCGCGCACACCCAAGGGGCGCTGACTATCTGCGTGGCGACATCGGCCTACCGGACCTGCGTGGCCCGCGCGCCCTGGACGACATCGAAGTGCCCACCCGCTCGCCGCGCGGTGCCGATCCAAGCAGGCCGCGAGTCAGCGACAACGCTCGCCGCGCCGCGGCGGCCGCTGGCATTGGGGCTCTCGGTGTCGCCGCAAACCTGGGAATGCGACAGGTGGTCGATCAAATCCCAGGCGGAACAACGCGCGGCTCCAGCACGGCCGACCTCGCAGCCGAGACTTCGCCGCCACCCTCGGTCACTACGCAAGAGCCTGCACCAATCGATTACGCGCAGATGGCCCGGGACAAGATTCGGCAGGCCAATGAGATTCAGTTGCGTGAGGGCCGCATCACGCCTGAGTCGGCAGCCTTGAGCCGCGAAGCCGATGCTCTGTATCTGCGTGCTGCCGAGGGAAGGCGGGCGGGGAACCAGCCGCCCATCATGCCAGTCGAACAACAGAACGCCCAGACGAGTGCCATCCGCGCCCGGCGTGGGCCAGAGGGCGCTGATCCCCGATCTGCCGCTCGCCGCATTATGGCCGACCTCAACGCTGGCCGACTTCCCCCAGCCCAGCGTGCTGCCGCCCAGGCGGAAATGCAGCGTCTGTATCGGATGGCCGACCAATACGACAACGCTAGGAGAGCCGGATGAGGACGCTCACTTCCCGCCAGATGGACCTTGGCCGTCGCCAACTGGATATTGAGGACGAACTGATTGCGCAGGGCATGGCTCCGCGAGACGCTGCCGCGGTTGCCGCTCGCAGTGTAATGTCGGCGGGCAACGGGGCAGAGCTTGACAACCTCGCCGCCGCCGCCACTCCTCTCAGCGTTGAGCCGATGGTAGGCGTCAGCCCAGAGTCGCTGCCCGCCGATGAGTATGGCGCTGTCTCCGGGCGGGCGGTACGCGAGGCCAATCGCTCGCTCCCAGACGCCGAGGCCGCCTTGGCCCAAGAGCAGGGCTTGGCACGCGAGATCATGCGCGGCTTCCGCGAGTCGAATCGCAACTGGCAGGCAGAGGGCGACAGGCAGTACGCGCAGGAGTATGGCCTGGGTGGGTTTGAGAATGGGGCTGGCGCCACTGACCTAGACTTGCGCCGTCAGATCCAAGATCAGCAGGGCTACATTCGCACTCAGCAGGGCATGGTTCCCGTTGGGCCGCAGGTGACGCCCGAGCGGATTGAGGCACGGCGTGATTTTGCTGAGTGGGCCAACGAAACCCCAGGCTCCGAGCGGCAGGCTCAGTACGACCCCGGGAGCTATGAGCAGTTCCGAGAGGGCGTGCGGGACGATATTCGCAATCGGGCGCAGTGGGAGGAGATGACGTTTGGCGCGGGCCCCGACCGGGCCGTGTCACCGCTCCAGAAGCAGAACCGTGCAGCTCGGCGTGCTTCGGAGGGCCGCGTGCGTGACGCCCAGCGTGGTGATTTCTACAAAGATCGCCTGATGGTTGACGCTGGCGTGAGCGGGCCTGCCCCGGGGCCTGACGCTCCCCTGGAGGAACTAGAGCGCGCCGCCTACCGCGAACGGTACGCCGCCCGGCAGAACGAACTGGCTGCCCGCGAGCAGGCCGTGGAGCGCCGCCGGATGGCACAGAGCAATCCTCTGGAGTACATGAATCGCAACGACATCAGCGATTGGAATCGTTTTGCCGCGGCGCAGAGTGTGCTGGGCGGCCGGGTGCGTGGCGCTACGCCGAATGATGTAGCGGAGGCCCACAATGCACAGCTCACGCAGCTTGGGCTGCGGGTGGCGCAGGGCCAGGGATTCCAGCAGACGCCTCCTGGGCAGGCGGAGTTGATCCAGCAAAAGATCGATGAGGGCAAGCCCGTTCAGGTCCGCGCCCAAGAGGCTGTTGCCGCAGGACGCCTGAACGACCCCACCATCCTGTCGTACGCTGACGATTTGGTGCATTCCAACTACAGCTCTCGCCCTGGCATGCTTGGGGTTTCGACGTACTTCACTGACAACGAGGTGCGGCTTGCCGCCCAGCGGCTGGCCGCCGACACGGGCCTCAAGTTGCCCGAAGCGGAGCAAGTCCTGCGGCGGATACAAGAGGACCGCAACCGCGGCGCCAATGCGTCCAACATCGCATCCTTCTTCTACGACCAGTAGCTCATGGCGCGATCCCCGTTATTCGACATCTACGATCCCTACGGGGAACTGGAAGAGCGTGCCCGCCTGGGCATGTTGGATGACGAGGACTACCTCCTCGCTGGCCCCGTAGAGCTTCGCAAGCCAACCCTCTCCGACCTCATGCCAGAGGAGGAGAAGAAGGGCTGGCTCAACAGCCTTGCGGAGATGGGGTCTTCGGGCCTTGCCACGGCAGGATATCTGCTAGACACGCCCGGGGCTATCGTTCGCGGCGTGTTGGCTGGTGATCCTCTCTCGGCCTTTGGCTCCAGCGAAGACCGCGTCACTGGCCGCGAGTTGCTGCGGCAGTACGGGGCGATTGGCGAGGATGACAATTGGGGCAACTTCGCAGGCGGGGTGGCGGCGGAAGCCCTTTTAGATCCGTTCACGTACGGCACGCTCGGTCTTTCTCTTCTCGGCCGCGGGGCGTTGAGCCAGACCGGCAAGGCCATGAAGGCGGCGGGGCTGCTCCGGGATAGCGCCGTTGACTCTGCTGGACGCCTGAATGCGCTCCGGTTTCAAGACAACCTGCCGCTGCGTAATGACCCCATCCCCACCCCTCGCGTGCGTGAATACAATCGCCGCCTGACCCCCGAGCGGGCGATTGCGTTCTTGGATCCCGCAGACCAAGCCGCGGCTACCGCCAGACTGCAATCGCAGTTTGAGAGATTCGGCGTCGATCCCGTAGCAGGCATGACTCAGCGCGCCGGAGTGCTGGACAACATCCGCATCCCTGGAACGAACGTCGGCTTTGAGATTGGCGGCGGGGCGCTCGGTGATGCGATTGCGGAAGGCTTTGATAGATTCGGCAACTTCACCAAGATGGCGCCCGTTATCGGCCCAGTGACCCGCACCGCCGCGGCGTTATTCGACCAGAACGTCGGCGGCCTTGGCACAGTTAGTTCCAACATGGAGCTAACAAACGATCTTCAGTTCGCCAAGCGTGCCGCCAGGGTCAATGCCCGCAACAAACAGGAGGCTCTGGATCGGGCCTACTCGCTTCTCCAGTACGACGCTCGCAACGCCGATGTCCCTGATGCGGTCCCAAGCAGCTACCTGCCGGGAGGAGCCACCATCCCCAAGGAGCTGCGAACCTTTGATAGCCAGACGCTTTGGGATCGTCTGGCAGATTACGTGGAGGCCCGCCCGCTTCCCGGGCCAACTCTGACCGGCGCGCCGCTGCGGACAACCGGAGACGATGTCGCTGACTACGTCCTAGAGAATGTTCCTGAGTTCCGTGCCATTCGGGATCGGTTTGCCAACCTTGGCCCCGAAGCCGTGCAGGCCGCCCGAGACGCCGGACTTGCCACCCCCGTCGCGCAATCCCGCGGAGCCGGTGGGTTCATTCCGCGGCAGCTTCGCCGGTTCTTGGACCCGTCTCCGCCCGACATCCCGGGCGGCGAGCCCTATGACTTCCGGTCTTGGGGCCGGGACGAGCGGGCGTTCTCCGTGCAGGACAACTTCGGCCGCTCCCGCGATCCTGCCTACGATCTGCCCGGCGGGATCCGGGCCTTCCGATATCTGACCGGCAATGTCGATCCGCTTCTGGATTCCCGGGCCCTCCAGCAAGACCTAATCGCCGCGCCTTCGGACAAAGCTCGGCGTGTCCTTTTGCGGCGTGCCCTGCGGACGCTGGGCGACATCGATGACGCCGCGTTCACATTTGACGGCAAGACCAACCCATACCGCTATATCACCGAGAACGTGCGGAACTCTCGGGCCTATCAGGCAGCAGACCCGGCCGAGCAGGCAGCGATGCTCGCAACCGCACAGCGGGAAGTGAACACCAACTATGAGAAGCTCGGCCAGCTTCTGATGAAGGCCGACACGCAGTTCGCGGATCAAGGCGTTGGCATTTTCGACACCCCGTCCTGGAACAACGCGCTGCGGTATGAGCGCGGCCAAGCGGATAACCTTGCCAACGCTGACCAGCTCTTCGCCATGCTGCGGCGGCGGGTTGACCCGACGCCCGCCGGAAGGGTTGTGGGTGGGCAGAGCGTATCGCTTGCTGACGCCGCCCGCGAACTCGGCTTCGATCCCAAGAACTTCGCCAACCGTTGGATGCAGCAGGCGCCACCCGCCCAGCGGGTGCCACTGGATGAACTGTCGATCCCGCGGCAGTTTGTGGACGCGATGCGTGTCCTGACTCCGCAAAGCCGACTGGCGCTTCCGGAGCGCGGCCTGCTCAACGCTGCCGATCAATTCACCAGCGCCTTTAAGATCGGCGCCCTCGCAAGCCCAGCATTCCATGTGCGTAATCAGTACAGCGGCATGTACAACGCCGCCACGGAAGGGGCCCTCAATCCGCTGGACATGATCGCCGCCGCCCAAGCCAGCGGTGGCAACTACGAATCGTTGGCCCGCCGTGCCCAAGGCGGGCGGTCGCCGTATCGCAACCTCTCCACCGCCGAGGCCCTGCGGCAGTTCATTGGCGACTCCAGCTCCCAGAGGCTTGCGTCTGGCAATGTGATTAGCGACATCTCCGGGGTGGACGACCCGGGTCGCATTGGCGGCATGTTTGTCGGATCGGGTCCGACGATTGCGGAGTCCACCCGCCAAGCCTTGCAGCAGGGCCGCCGGGCCGATCCCGCCAACCGGACTTGGGGCAACTTCCTTGGCGACCTGCTTTCGATGCGCGGCGTGGGCATCACCCGCGAGCCCCGGCCGTACCAGACCAACCCGCTCTTGGCCTTTAATGACGCGGTCGGCAACCGCACGGAAGACACGCTGCGGATCGGCACGTTCCTCACCCTGATTCGCCAAGGCGTGGATCCGGCTGAAGCGGGCGACACGGTACGCCGCCTGCTCGTTGACTATTCGCCTTCTGCGTTCACCGACTTTGAGCGCAACGTGATGAAGCGGGTCGCGCCGTTTTATAGTTTTCAGAAAGGAATTTTGCCGAGCATTGCGGAGAACACGCTCTATCGTCCCGGCGGGTTGCAGGGCCAGACCATCCGCGCCGTGACCCGAGGCACCGAGCCGAGCGAAGACAACTTCATCCCTGAGTACCTGCGGCAGTCGGCTGCGATTCCACTTCCAGAAGGCTGGCCGTCGCTCCTGGGCGGCGAGCCAGCGGAAGGGTTGCAGCGGTACATCACCAACATCGATCTGCCGTTTGAGTCCACGCTTAACCTGTTCACCCCAGGCGTGGGTACGACTGCTGCGGCCCGGCTTGCTGACACCATCCAGAAGACGGGCAGCAACATCCTCGGGCAGACGAACCCGCTCATCAAAGCCCCGTTGGAGTACATCACCAACCGGCAGCTCTACACGGGCCGGGATATGTCCGATCTGTACTCCGTGCTGGAGCAAGACCTCGGGCCCATCGGCCGACCGCTGGAGCAGGCGGTCATCAACTTCGTCCCGTTCGGGGCCCGCGGCATCAGCATGTACCGGCAGTTCAATGATGACCGGCTGGACCCCGTCGATGCCCGGCTCAAGGCAGCGTTCAACGTCCTGGCTGGCGTGAAGCTGACCGACGTTGACGAGGAGCGGACCAAGCGACAGGCCGCCCGGGGCATGCTCAACCAGATCTTGGAAACCACCCCAGGCGTCCGGACGTATGAGAACATCACCGTCCCCGACGATGCCCTGCGGTCAATGCCCGAGGATCAGCGGAAGCTCTATCTGCTGTACCGCATCCTCCAGAGCGATGCCGCCAAGCGGGCCCGCGAGCGGAAAAAGACCGCTTTGGATCCGCTGGAAGTGCTAGGGGCTGTCCGCTAACTCCAGCGGCGGGGCCGAGGGTTGCTCCCGCTTTTCCTCGGCCAGCAGCAGCCTGTCTATGTAGTAGACCTTCATGCCGGGGGTCTTGTGACCTAAGTGTCCACTGGCATCTTTGCCCGCGATTTCCGCGTAAGTTGCCCCGGATCGTCGCAGAAACTTAGTGCTTCCCGACATTCCGGCCGCCTTGCAAAGACGCCGCATTTGGGCCAAAATCTTGTCTCTGCAAATCAAGTCCCCGAATATGCGGGGGCCTCGCCGGGGCAGCTTTGCAATAGCCGCCAAGGCGTTGGCATCCAGATAGCAGACATGCGGTTCGCCGGTCTTGAACTGGCGGATTAGGAGTCTATGGCCACGGATTTGGTCATGTCGAATTTCCAACAAATTCGCCAATCGCAGCCCGGTGGAGTACGCCACCAGCAGCCATGCTTGCATGAGCGTGCCGTGCGCACACTTCGCTCCCCCAGTCAACTTCGCGGCTACCGACATCAGCCTGCGAATCTCGGCATGGGACCACGCAACTGGGCTGGGCGGCAGCCGCTTGACCCGTCTGAGGGGGCGAACTATACTCCCGTCCACCAACCCCTCGCTGGCGGCGAAGGCCAACAGGCGCCCGAGCATGCGGCGGTGGTTGTACACCGTGGAGGGTGCAAGATGGGCAAGAGCTTCGGTCAGGTACGTGTCACAGAGATCGGGAGTCAAGCCCCCGACCTTCCACGGCAGGCGGCGACAGAAGACCTCAAGCTGCTCCAAGTAGCCGGGGCTCCCGCCGACGCGGTTGCAGTAGGCCCGGGCGAGTTCCAGGATGGTCATGGGGGCTTCCACCGGGGGGTCCACCTCCCAACTTACGTCCAGGAGGCTGTGCTTGCATCTCGGCGGAAAAACCGTCATAACCGGAACTTCGGGCAGCTAGCTCAGTTGGTTAGCCGCCCGTTCTTCTGGCTCGCTTTCCGCCGCTGGCCCATTATCCGCGCGGCCTGGGTTGCCATTCTGGTGACCCGCTTCTGGCTCTCTGCCGCAGGGCTCGCATGCCTGCTTGTCCTTCTTGGACAGTTTCGCAAAGCCCGTTTGGCACTGTTTCGGCCACGGGGGGGATAGACGGATCGACGCTGCCCCACGGAGGGGGCTTTTTCACGGAGGACTGAACGCATGGACAGCGAGATTAATTGGGATGCCCTGCCGGTGATGGTGACCGGCATGGCCAATCAGGCGTACCACCAGAAGAAGGAGTTCGACGGCCGGTCGTTCCTTTGCTCGGTGCAGAAGGGTGGCGGCGAGGCCCAACTCTGGATGGATCAGGGCCGCTCCCTCTTCGGGGGGAACTCGGCCACCACCACGGGCAGCGAGTTTGACGAGATCGTCACAGGTGTCCTTGGCGGCAAGAAGTTCGATGACATGGTGGTGGTGCCACCGGACGATGTCCTCGGTGCGAACGGCTCCCGCAGCACCAAGGCATACAAGGAATGGGCTGCGACCCAGACCGGCATCTGCGTCACGGCCGACAAGAAGTGGCAGTACAGCAAGATGCTGGACGCCATGCGGGGCAACGACTCAGTCTATGAGTTGATGACCCTGACCACGCGGACCCAGTTGTCCGTGTTCTTTGAGGCTCACGGCCACAAGCTGAAGGTTCGGCCGGACGCCTGCACTGAAGGGTTGTGGTGGGATCTCAAGACCACCAGCAGCCCGTGGGACCGCCTGTTCCGTAGCGCGCTGGACTACGGCTACCTGGAACAGGACTGGCTCTACCAGCAGGGGGCGTACGCCATTGGCTACCCGCCGTTCCGCATGCCGTTTGTGTTCGTCCAGACCATGCCGCCGTTCTGTTGCCGGGCGTTTGTTCTGCCCGAGCAGATGGTGGCCGAGGCTGGCAAGCGGCTGATTAGCACCATGGAGGAAGTCCGACTGCGACGTTCGACGGGGGCGTATGTCCCGGCGGATGCGGAGGAGATTCAGGAGATGGCCTTCCCGCAGTGGGCCACACGCCAGGAGGAGGTTGTTGAACTATGACTGATCACACGGAAATCTTGGGGCCGTCATCGTCCCCTGCCACGGGCAAGCTGACCGAGGCGTTGGCCAAGGCCCAGGCTGAGTACCAAGCGGTGAAGCTGGACAGTGCTAACCCGCACTTTAAGAGTCGCTTTGCTTCGTACCAGCAGTGCTGCGAGTCCCTTCGGGGTCCGCTCACTGCGAATGGATTGTGCCTGCCTGACTTTCGCCCAGGCTTGGTGGCTGGGCAGTGGGTGCTGGTGGGCACGCTTCGGCATACCAGCGGTGAGTACATCCAGGGATGTGCCCCGCTGATCAATCCGAAGAACGACATGCAGGGCTTCGGCGCGGCGATGACCTACGCCAAGCGGACCTTGCTCATGGCCCTGACGGGCGGGTTCAGCGGCGAGCCGGATGACGATGGCAACGCCGTCCAGTCCACCGCTCCCAAGACGGGCGATGTCTACAAGTCCATGGCCTACGAGCAGGGGGCCAAGAAGGCGATTGCCGAAGCCGAGACGAAGGCCGAGGCGCAGAAACACTTGGACACGGTGCGGTTGCGGGCGAAGGAAAAGTCCGTAGCGGCCGAGGTGTTCAAGCGGTGTGAGGAAGAGTTCAACCGTGTCTGGCGGAAGGAGGCCAAGTAATGGGTTACCAGTGCGTGATGATCCTCGGCAACGTGACCAAGGATCCTGAGATTCGCCAAGTCGGTGAGAACCAAGTGGCGAAGTTCTCCGTGGCCGTCAACGGCTACAAGGACAGCGTGGAGTTTTTCGACTGCGAGTGGTGGTCGCCCAACGGGGCATTGGGCTTTGTGGCCCGAGGCACCCCGGTGTTTTGCTCGGGCGAGATCCAGACCCAGAAGTGGGAGAAGGATGGCCAGCAGCGGTCGAAGCAGGTGCTGAAGGTGAAGACGCTTCAGCTTACCGGCAAGAAGGAACCAAAGGCCGAGCCTGAGTTCGCCTCAGACTTCGCCTGACGATAGTGCGCGCCGCCCGGGGCGGGGGCTCACCCTCCACCCCCGCCCCGGGTCTTTTCATTGGGAGGGACGAGGGAACACCGTGAAGGTCTATCGCACACAGGTATGGGATCGGATCGACAACCGCGGCATTCAGTTGTTTGCTGACAGCGCCGAGGTGGTGGAGGTCAACGGCACGGAGTACGTCAGCTACGGCCACCACATGGTGCGCCGCGACAACTCCTGGCATGAGTCGGAGGGGCAGGCTGCGGAGGCTGCCGCTCAGAAGATTGAGGAATACGCCGGGCTCCTGCTGCGGCAGGCACGGATGCTACGCAAGCAGGAGGCCGTCCATGCTCCTGCGTGACTACCAAGACATCAGCGTGGAGTCCCATCTTGCTGCGTTGGCAACTGGCGTACCCTCCACATTGACGGGCCTGTTCACCGGGGCGGGGAAAACGGTGGTGTTTGTGGAACTGGCCAATCGCATCTCTGGCCGGACCCTCATCATCGCCCCGCTCCGGGAACTGGTTTGGCAGGCCGTTGACAAGGTGCGGTCGATCATGGGCATCGACCCTGCCTTGGAGATGGCGGAGTTTCGCAGCCAGGAGGACGAGTGGTGGAGTCCCAAGGTGGCGGTGGCCTGCAAGCAGACGCTCATCAGGGGCCGCTACAAGAAGTTCACCGACGTTCAGTTGGTGATTGTGGACGAGGCTCACATGCAGTTCTCGCCCGCCTGCCTGGAGATGTTTCGCTGGTTCAACGAACGCGGGGCCATGGTCGCTGGGTTCACAGCCACGCCGTTTCGCATGAGCGGCGAGGCGATGCAGGACTACTACCAGCGTGTCTTGGGCAACCTGGACATGCAGTGGGCCATCGACAACGGCTGGTCCGTTCCGCCGCTGTGCAAGATCGCCCGGGTGGAATCGCTGGATCTGTCGGGCGTCAGCGTGTCGGGTGGTGACTTCAATCAGAAGGAACTCCAGGCCGCGGTGGATAAGGAGGCGAACCTCCACCGGATCGCCCTGATCACCAAGGAGGAGATGTCGGGTCCGACTGTGGTGTTCACTCCATCGGTCGCCTCGGCCAAGGGTGTCTGCCATTACCTCACCAACAACTACGGGATCCCTGCCGTGTATGTCCACGGCTCACAACCAGAGGAAGAACGCAATGCGGCCATCCTGGATTTCAAGTCGGGCCGAGCGAAGGTTCTCTGCAACTGCGCCGTGGTTGCTGTTGGTTTTGATCATCCTCCTGTTTCGACACTTATTCTCGGCCGTCCGACACGCTCCCGATCATTTTGGCTCCAGTGTGTCGGGCGAGCGACTCGCGCCTTGGGCGGAGTTGTTGATTTCCCAGGCAGCACAGCGGAAAGCCGCATCGCCGCCATCGCTGCCAGCGACAAGCCGCGCTTCAAAATCGTTGACTGCACCGACGCCTCGCTAGATCACCGGCTGATCACCGCCGTGGACATGTTCGTCACCACGGGCGACAAGGAAATCAGGCAGGCCGTGAAGCGGGCTGCGGAGGCCCAGCCGCTGACGCAGGCAGAGCTGGATGCCGTCGCTCAACAAGAACTGGAGCGGCGGCTGATCGCCCAAGAGATCGAAGCCCGGCGACGGCGGATGGCCGGTCAGGCTGCTGGTCGGGTTGTGGGCCGGGAGTTCGATCTGGCTGCGGGTGGGAGCCGGACCATCGGCACCTACATGAACCCGCTCAAGGGCAAGTACGGCGGGATGCTGATGTCGCAACTCCCGGGTCACTACGTGGAGTGGGCATGTAACAACCCCGGCATCAAGGGCTGGATCAAGAACAACTTTCTCAAGGAAAGGAGCCGCAGGCGTGAACTCACAAAAGCGGTCTGACTTACTGCTGGAGGATACGGTCCAGCAAATCACGGAGGTGTTTGAGGTTTCGCACGCCTTCCCCAAGGCGTTCATCAAGGAGGAAAAGCGACATGGGTTCTGGAAGCGATTGTGGATTCGTCTTGCGTCATGCTTTGGCTCACGCCGACGAGCTGCACCGAAGCGTGATCGTCAACCGCGAAGCGATCTCCCGCGTGGCTGAGAGGATGAAGCTCTCATTCCCTCAGTGCCGTGGCGTGGTGCGTTTGCTGCGAGTCTCGGGCTACATCCCGAGCCCGGAGCGGCTCGCCCTGGTTGCCATGAAGGACTGGGGGCTGGAGGACGCAGACATTGCCGAAATGTGGGGCCGCCCAACGGAATGGGCTACCCGGGTGAGGGCCGACGCCAAGAAGCTCCGCAAGTCGGAGCCGATTGCGGACCACCTGGAATACCTGGACGAGGGGCTCTGCCCCGGCGATCCGTGCCCCGAAGAACTGTATCGCAGGGCCGCTGAGATCAGGGCCAAGCGAGACAGAACGTGGTCGCACGCCTTGAGCGGGCGTCCACTTAGTGCCCCGACGCAGGGCGGGATGCGTCACTACGCCTGGGATGGCCGCTATGCATCGTTCGTTTCGATCCTCGCTTCAGGCTGGTCAAGACGCTGAACGCCGCTGGGTCGATAGCCTTCGGGCTATCGGCCGGGCGGTGGCTCACGGACTGAAACTTCGCATCAAGAAACACTGCAAGGTTAACGACCATGTTGAATCGCCAGATGCTTGCCTCCTCTTGTCGGTGGAGATCAAGGAACGCTCCCTGTCCTTCACCTCTCCGGAGGATTACCCGTACGACACCGTCTTTGTGGATGACTGTCGGGGCCTTGCCCGTGAGAGTTTCGGTCACTTCGCCTACGTCTACCTTTCCAAGCCGACCGGCCAGTGGGTCTGGCTGTCTGTCCTGGACCGTGACGAGACATGGACAGAGACGACTACGTTCGACCGCGGGCGGGGCCATGAGGTGCCGGTCCTGGTGGCGCCGAAGGGGCATCTCCGACCAGCCCAGCAACTGATTGATTTGATCTATCCGCACCATTTCTTGGATTTAGTCGATGGAGAAACCGGAGCCTTCGTCAGCGGAGGTGGAGAGGTTGCGGAACGAGAACGCTACGTTGCGAAAACGCATCCGGACGCTGGAGGACGAGTTACGCCGCCTCCAGGCAAGAGTCGTAAGCACATGGGGTGAGGCATGAGCGGGACGTTGATCATCATCACCGGCTGCATCTACGCCTACGTGGCTTGGGAGCAGCTCATGAAAGGGAACGACGGCATGGCCCTGGCCTACATGGGATACAGCGTCAGCAACATCGGCCTCTGGATGGCAGTGAAATGAAGCTAGGGGAGGAACATATGGACGATAAGCCCTGCCCATACGTCACAGGCACCGTGACGCACCACTGCACGCTGACGCCGTTCACGCTCACCGACGAGGAGCGGGAGGCGATCCAATGGGCCGTCGCAACGCTGGACGCAGAGGCGGCCCTCGGGGATGGCGAGTTTGAGGCGCGACAGGCCGCCACGCTGCGGGGGCTGCTGGGGCGACTGAAATGAACGCCGACATCCCATTCTTCCGGTGCTGGGTCCGGCTCCCATACATCTCTCGCCAGCAGGGCGTGGAGGAGGGATACGCCTTTGCCGTCCAGTCCTACCCCGGGCGGGCGCTGGCGTTCCATGTGATGCTCAAGTCGGGGGCTCACTACCGTGGCGTCCCGATCCACGCCTTGGCGTTACAACCTGACGCTCCCGTAAGGATGGTCGGTGAGCTGCAATTATGGGACTGCTTTACAGCGCGGCCGATAGTCCATTGTTACAACTACCTGCGGGACCATCAGGCCAACTGCCGCCTGAGATACTCCACCGAGGCCGGGGTGTATCTCTTTACTGTGGACTGGCTCCCCGATGACTCTGGGCCGGGGTTCACCCACCTCCCCGAGCAAAACAAATGTGCCCACGTTCTGGCCCTGGATGACGGGAATCTGTGCGCCCTGCCCACCAACCGGATCGCTTGGCTGGACGGGTACTTTATCGGCCGGAACCCCGACCCCCGGTCCCGCCAGTACACCGTCCAGGAGGAGGTCTGGCAGGCCGAGGATGCCGGGTTCGATGCCAGCCTGGATACCAATTACATCTATGAGGCCCAGGATGGCCCTGGGGCGGCCGATCCGGGGGCCGACCACCCAGTTTAGACCCCCAGATTCACCACCCCACAGCGGTCAAATTTGGGCCTCTGGCGGGCAATAGTAAATATGGCGCAGAAGCGGCGGCGGGATTACGACTACATCGCTAGACTGCGGGCGGCACACCGCTCGGCAGAGCAGATGAGTCTGTACGCCGGTCGGCTGCTGGAACAAATCGACTCCCTCCAAAGGGACTTGCAGGCCAGGGACGCAGTGATCTCGGCGCTGAAGTCGGAGCTGGAGAGGCGATCCGCCGCACAGGACTCAGATTGCTTTCGCGCGTAGACTGCCAGCGACAGGAGATGTTTGGATCGGCGGCGCGGGTTGGGATTAACCTTCTGGCGCGCCTCCGTATTACCTCGCAACCAGAAGGGATTGTGCTGCAAGCGAGGGGGCCAGCCGCAAGCGACAGGGCTCAAGCACACGGGTGACCGGATGCACCCGATAAGCAGGTCGCAACTCAGTAGCCTCCGGTGGCATGCTGGGCGCCTTCAGACCGTCCTAACGAACTGCGGACAAGGCGGCGGCCAACCCTAGCCACGGCTGGGGATTGGTCGCCGTGCGCCTTGACCGAGCCTTCAAACCGCGAACATGGGCTGCCGCATCCGAGACATGAAGTTGCTTGAGGTTTGATTAGAAGAAGGAGAAACTCTGGACTGGTGAATGGAACAGCCGTACACTAGCGGCACTACCTGGAGGGGTAGATCGGTGATCACGGATGATCGTCATTGCTACGAAGCGGTGCAGCGGCAGGCACGGATGCGGCTTGGTTCTGCCGGTGAGCGATTTCTCCGTGCGCAAGGACGGGAGGCTCCACACGTATTGCCGAGCCTGTGCGTGCCAGTCCGCTCGCGAGTGGAGCGTAGGCAATCCGGATCGCCGCGCCGCTACGGAGCGGGAATGGCGGCAAAACAATCCGCTTGCCGCAAAGGCGTACAGCCTTGTTGGTTCCGCCATCCAGTCAGGCCCGTCCGACATCGACGTTGGCTGGGTGCTGGAGCGGCTGGAGCGTGGCGTCTGCGAGTTTTCTGGCGTGCCGTTCGTCTACGAAAAGCGGCACCCATTCATGCCGTCGATTGACCGGATCGATCCCGCGCAGCCCGGCCACATGAAAGACAACTGCCGCGTGATTCTTTGGGGGCTGAACGGCTTTAAGGGCGCGGCCACCGAGGAGGTGTTTCGGGAATGCCTAGAGAAGGTGCATGCCGCGTTTAACTAAAGATGACAAGCTCCTGTTTCAGGAGTTCGCCGCGGAGTTTCGATCCTGCGCCATCTGCTGGTGGCCGGAGTCGGACATGCGGCGGCGGATGGAGATCCACCACATCTGCGGCGGCTCGGCCCGCAAGCATGACCGCCGAAATCTTTTAACAACCTGTGCGCGCTGCCATGGGTTGTACCACAACGGCAAGATCGACGGCAACTTTCCGGACATCACCAAGGGGATGATCCTCACAGCCAAGAAGGAATCCGATCCCGATCACTACGACCCGGAGTTCCTCGCATGGTTGCGCCATCGCAAGCATCTGGGATACGACCCGCAGCCCATCGATCCGTACTACCTAGAGGAGCGCGAGCGCAACGTCGGCCAATGTCGGAAGCCATGACCTGTCAGGTGATCCGCGTCACGCGGCCGGACACCATCTTGATCCGCACGTATAGCGCGCCCGTCCAGGCCAGCGTTCACGTTCACCTCGTCCTGGAAGGGGTGAAGTGCAAGCGTGCGGCGCGGCAGGAAATCCTGGATTGGATTGAGATCCACGCCGACGCCGAGCGACTGAGCCTCATCACCTGGGAGTGGTTCCGCGATTCATACGGCCGGGTGCTGGGCGATCTGGCGGATCGTCAGACGGGTGAAACCCTGACCCAGTGGCTGATTGACCGCGGGGTCGCCCAGTCCAGGCCCGACCACTATCTGGAAATCCTGCGTTCGATGGTCGCCAGCGAGGAGCCGGACCAATGCTGATCGGGAACAGTGCCAAGACGAACAACTTCAAGTTCACCTTCTTCTGGCCCTCACTCGGAGAGGGCAGGGACTTTGCGTTCGCCAGTCAGGTCGGAACCTGGGTGGGGCAGAACGCCAAGGTGCTGGACAAGAAGCGTCCAGGCGAAGCGGTGCGTCTCCTGTCCGAGCAGTTTGAAGACCTCAAGGAGATCGATGCCATCTCCTTCAACGGCCCCCTGGCGAGGATCCGGAAATGACCGACAGCCGTGCCAAAGGTGCAAGAGGCGAGCGGGAAGCCGCCCGTGCCTGGACTGATGTCTTTGGCGTAGCCGCGCGGCGAGGCCAGCAATATGCGGGTGGAACGGAAAGCCCGGATGTGATCACCGGCATGCCGGGCATTCATGTAGAGGTGAAGCGCGTTGAGGCTGGCAACCCCTACGTGTGGATGGATCAGGCCGTCCGGGACGCTGGCCCAAAGGCTCCGGTCGTTCTTCACCGCAGGAACAACAAACCTTGGCTGCTGATTGTGAGGCTGGACGATGCCCCAAGACTGGCAAAAGCGATTGCTCAAGCATCTCAAGGCGTGGGCGGAGGAGCGGTTCCCGGTGACTTACCCGATCCGGGTCTACCTCCGACCAGCGGCGAAGATGGAAAACCATCTCGGGTTTTTTACCTTTGACGATGACGAGGAACGCGGGGTGATCAGCATCTTGGAAAGCCAAGACCGCGTTGGATTGATTGATACGTTTGTGGAGGAGTGGGCTCACGCCCGCACGGTGTACCTAATCGACACGGAGGACCATGATGAAGACCCATTTCACCATCCCAGTTTCTGGAGCGAGTACGGCCGAATACAGCAGGCCGCAAGGCAGCGAGCTTGGTGACCCGTACCAGGAGATTTGTCAGACCCTGCACACCCTGCTCACCCGGAAGCGTGGATATTACGGCTGCCGGGAGGAGGGGCCGCTGGATAACGCTCTCGGAGTGGCGGAACAGGGTATAACCCCGTGGGTTTATCAGCTCGCCCGAATCGGGGAGAAAGTTCGCCGTTGCGGGGGGCTGCGGGGGGCAATAGTCGATGGGCAGTTTGAGCGGATCAGAGAGACACTTCTAGATATCGCCGGTCACGCAGTTGTGGCCATAGCGGTTCTGGACCATGAGGAACAGGCGAATGAACGTGAAAGTGATTAGCTGGCTGCTGAAGCACCGCGAGCTGCTGCTGGCCGTGGTGGCCGTGGCGAAGAAGTTCGACCGGGACGGCACCTACATCTCCCAGTGGGAGGTGGTGGACGAGATCGCCCGGCTGGTGATCCCGGTCTTTGAGCGGGAGGGCGTGGATGCCGCCAGCGTGCTGGCCTACGACTGGGATGAAACCGACGAGGTGTCGGCATTCGCCCTCGGTGCCGAGGTCCAGGCTATGGGCGTGGACTGGCAGGCCGTGATCCAGATCGTCCTTCCGATTCTGATCGCCATTCTCAAGGCGCTGTCGCCCGATGAGTGACTTCGTCCACCTCCCTCCGTACCGGGTTGATCTCCAGCATGTACCGCATTCGGTACAGGAGGGGGTGGATTGGGCTGTCGCCAGCTACGGGATCCCCGGTCTGTGGAAGCACAGCAAGGGCGAGGGCGTGACGGTGGCGGTGATCGACTCGGGAGTATCGCCACACTCCGCGCTCAAGGATGTGGTGGTGGACTACCGCAACTTCTCTTCGGACTCCAATGTCTACGACACGCTCGGTCACGGGACGCACGTAGCGGGCGTCATCGGTGCCCGGTCTGGTCTGGCAAAGGGCATCGCCCCAGGCGCCAAGCTGATCAGCATGAAGGTGCTGGGTCACTCGGGCATGGGCAGCAACGAAGCGGTCGCAACTGCGATCACCCATGCGGGCGAGGCCAAGGTGGATCTGGTGTGCATGTCGCTCGGCTGTTCCCGGCCGGACGCCAGGGTGCATGACGCGATCCGGCACATCACCTCCAAGGGCGTGATCGTTGTGTGCGCGGCCGGGAATGATGGCGGGGCGGTCAACTATCCCGCGGCATTCACCGAGACGATTGCGGTGGGTGCGGTGGACAAGGATGGCAACGTCTGCCAGTTCTCCTCTCGGGGCAAGGAGATTGTGGTTGCCGCTCCTGGTCAGGACATCACCAGCACGTGGCTCGCGGATGGATACGCGACCATCTCCGGAACCAGCATGTCCGCGCCGTTCGTCACCGGAGTCCTGGCGTTGTGGGTATCCGACGCCAAGAAGACGGGCCAGAAGGTCAGCGGTGCCGCCGCAGTCAAAGCCCTCAGTGAGACTTGCCGAGACGTTGGGCAGCAGGGCAGGGATCCGGAGTACGGCTGGGGTCTGATGGACCCGCACAAACTCTTGAACTACACCGCCACCGCCAGCATTGAGGGCGTGACCATCTTCATCCCCGGGGCCCGCATCCTATGACCGCATCGCAGATTGCCAGTCTGATCGTTGTTGCCGCAGTGACGGCGTACTTCTACCTGCCGAGAATCAAATGGCCAGCATCAAAGCCAAACAGCATGCGGCAAGTCGAAGCCGTGTTGAGCATCAGGGATTCCAGCTCCAGCCCCGAGGTACGCAAGGCATGCACGCAGCTCTTGCAAGCTCTACTCCAGTGAAGCACCTGTTCCTGGCTGCGGCGGTAGCGTTTGCCGCCCTGCAATTTGTCCCCCAGCGGTCGGCCGCACCCGGCCCCGTCGCAACGGCCCTCGCCTCCGCCTCCTCCGCGGATCGGGCCAGAGTCGCCAGCGTCTACGCCTCGCTGGCTGATCTCATCGAACGGGATGGTGGCAAGCTGATCCCCACCACTGCCGTGTGGCGCGCCATCTATGCGGACGCGCTCCGGCTGGCCGCTGGGGGCACCGCCCTGCCGGGCAAATACCCCGGCCTGGACAAGGCTGTTGAGGAGGTGCTGGCCCAGCACTACCCGCTGGACAACCTGCCTATCGACACTGCGATGGCGGGCAAGATTGCCGCCGGATGCCGGGCCGTGGAGAACCAGTGTGAGTGATCGCAAGCGATGCACGCAGTGCCAGCAGTGGAAGCTGCTGAACGATTTCAGTCCGTGCCGAAGCGGTCTGCAACCTGCGTGCAAGCGTTGCCGGAATGAAACGGCAAGAGCCAAGCCAGCGGTGATTGCGGTGGCGGAAAAGGCGTGTATGACATGCAAGCAAACGCTGCCAGCCAGTGCGTTCTGGAAGGCTCGGCACAACGCCACCGGCCTGCAAAAACAATGCAAGGCGTGCTGCGGTGCCCGAAAGGCAACGGTGCGATTTGCTGTCACGCTGTCCGAGAAGACCTGCCGGGACTGTGGCGTCACAAAGCCCGCCTCAGAGTTCTGCATCCATGTCAAGCGAAAGGGTGGCCTGCGGTCGGAGTGCCGGGAATGCACCAGCGTGCGCACCCGGGCCAGCGTCTACAGCCTAGACCTTAACGCTGCGAAAGAGCTGTGCGACCGATGTGACTGTGGAATCTGCGGCGTCACGCTCGCCACACAGGCGGAGAAGCACATTGATCACTGCCACACCACCGGCAAGGTGCGCGGCGTGCTGTGCGGCCCGTGCAACCGAATGCTGAGTAACGCGCGGGACCGCAGTGACGTACTGCTTTCCGGCGCGCAATACCTCCGAGACTCCGGAACGGACAAGGCTCAGAAGGAAAAGATAAGTGCCTGACGACTTTGACAATCCGATGCAGTTGCTCATGGCCTATGAGGATGGGCTCACGGGCTACATCGATAGCCCGCGAGATCGCGGCTTGTTCTCGGAGTCGCAGAAGCAGCCCGTGTATTCGGAGCCCAATATTGCTGGCAGCGGCCAGGGGCAGCGGGCACTTCTATGGCAGTACACGCAGGCGTTAGACCCGCTGTCGTTTACCGAGCGCCAGACCACTGGAGATTGTACGAGCCACTGTTCGCGGAACGCGCGAGACACAAGCCGTGCGACCCAGATTTGCGTGGAGCGACGGCCCGAAGATTTCATTGTGCGCGGGGCGACTGAGCCTACCTACGGTGCGCGTGGGCATGCTGGCGAGGGTATGTCTCCTGCCCGCGCCGCCATGTTTGAGAATGAGGTGGGCTTCCTGATCCGTAAGAAATATGACCCCGTCGATCTTTCGGTGTACAAGTCCACCATCGGCACAAACTGGGGTGGGCGGGGCGTGCCCGAGGATGTCAAGGCACTGTGTCGGCAGAACAAAGTAGGCATCATCCGCCAGCTCACGCGCATCCAAGACGTAGTGGACGCGCTCTTCAACGGGTACTGCGTGGCGTCTGGGCAGTTTGCGGCGTGGTCGCCAACTCCGAACAAGGATCACATTCACCCGCGCACTGGTGGCGGATGGAGTCACGCGATGGCTACGGTCGGCATGGACTTCACCCGTAAGTTCTGGCCTTTCGATGTGTTCTTCATCGCAAATAGCTGGGGCCCGTGGTGTCAAGCGCCAAAGGAATGGCCAAGCGACTACCCCAAGTATCTGCCCGGCATGATTGTGACGAAGGCAGAGGACTGGGAGGTGTGCGTGCGCGGCGGTGACTGCTACGCATATGGATCAGTCGATGGTTTCCCTCCACAGAAGCTGCCCGATTACGGAACCGTAGGACTCCTGCGTCATGGCTGAACTGCTGGCCCTCATTGCCTCTCTCTTCGCAGCCCCGGACATGACGGGCCCGGTCGCAGTCCATGCGTCGTACGTGATCCACACGCAGCAGACCGACACCCCCGCCAAGAAATGCTGCGGCGAATGCAAGGGTGGGTTCATCGTTCACGGCGACGGGCACAAGACCCCCTGCCCCTGCCCGCCGGACTGCGAGTGCAAGGCCGTGAAGCACCCGCCCGTGGTCATCTATCAGAACTGCCCAGACGGGAAATGCCCACCGACCAAATAGTCTTCGACTGCCTGCGGGACACTGGTGCCCGTGGCATGAGCCAGCATTCAGAGGAGATCGCCCTGCTCGGGCTGGTCTTCGCCCCACTGGCGGGTCGGAAGCGGCGGCAGGCGATGCGGCAGGCGTTCGTCCAGGGCCACCCCGAAGTCGGCTCGGTGTTCCTGGTGTTGGTGCTGCCCATCCTCATCTCGGTAATCAGCGCGTGGATAACGAAATGGATTTTAAATCGCAAGGATTTGAGGCACGTTCAAAGCGCGGCGTACGACGCATTAACCGAGCTATCGCCTGCTACGACGGCCACACTTACGTCTATCAGTACCCGCCCGACGAAGCCGACCGAGCCCGACGCATGGTGAAATTGCATGTGGAAGAGGGATCCCTGCATCCGTACGCAGGGCTGATGCTAGTGAGCATGATCCGGAGGGCGGATGATGGAGCTTGAGTTCTGGATGGTGATATTGACCTGCGCTTGCGCGGTCATCCCGTGGGCGTTCAGCATCCACGCCAAGGTGGCTGTGATTGCGAGCGCCGTGCAGGGCCTGCCCGAAGTTGTCGATGAGCTGCGCGACATTCTGCGCGAGCATGAACATCGACTAGACGAACATGCAAGTAAGATCCAAGCTCTCCAAGAAACGACAAAACTACGTCGTTGAGTACATGCCATTGGCCTCAATGCTGGCCAAGTTTTTTGTTCAGACCCGCCCGAGCTGGCAGCGTGGCGTGCTGTTCCCAGACCTTCAGTCCGAGGGATTCCTCGCCCTGACCAAGGCCGCCCGTACATACGATCAGTCCCGGCTCCCGTATCCGAAAGCCTACTTCGCACGGGCGATAATGAACGCCATGTACAAGTGGATCAAGCGGGCTACCCGGCAGCCGTGCGAGTGGAAGCTCTCGCTCATGGAGGCCGAGCAACTGCTGCCGATCACGGAGCATCCCGACTACCTGCGGCTGGCCATCGAAGACCTGCCCGAGGAGGACAGGGAGTTGGCGCAGAGTCGGTTTGAAGACTCGCTCACTCTGCGGAAAATAGCAGAGGAGCAACAGATTTCAGTTCGTCTAGCTTCTGTCCGCAGCCGGGATCTCGCCAGAAAACTGGCGCAATCTTTGGATATCCGGCTTCGGCCGCCCGTACAAGAGTGCGAACATCGGCAACGTGGTAGTACCCGGAACCGTTCTTCCTCACCTCGGGCTTCCGGCAATCCATACAAGCGACGGCGATAGTGTTCCAAGAACACCCAGCCCGGCGCATGACGAGCATGCGGTTGCCGGAAGCCCGCTCCTTGGGTAGCGGCACCCACTTCTGATCCGTGCGTATCCAGCCCCACGGTCTGGTCCCGCCATAGGGCTGGCCCGTCTTCTTTCGGTGGTCGATGCCGCGCTTGATCCGCCTCCCGATCATCTTCCGTTCGTACTGGGAGAACACCGCACCCTGGAGGAACACCAGTTCCCCCTCGTCCGTGGTGAGATCCACGGGGAAGTCAATGATGTGCAGCCTGATCCCCTGCTCCCGCCAGAGCATCAGCGTGGTGGCCGCATCGACCAGGGAGCGGAAGCCGCGGTCCCTGGTGGTGACCACCACCGTGTCGCCCCGTTGCAGCCGATCCCACATCCGCTTGCCTGACGGCCGGTCACGCAGGGGCACGGACCCGCTGACATCCTCATCGGAAAACATCTCGGCCAGCGTCTGATTCGTACGCTTGGCGTACTCCTCCAGCGCCGCCTGCTGTGCCTCGGATGAGGCTTCCTGCATGTCCGTGCTTACCCGGCAGTAACCGTACAGCATTGGTTCACCTGTAGGAGGACCAGAACAACATGCCACCAATGATCACCACTGCCACCATGAAGTCCGCAACTTCGCTCATCGAATGATCTCCACAAGGATACGCAACACAACGATCACCAACTCCAGAATCACTGGGGCATCCGTGCCCATAGGGAATCTCCTTATGCAACGCTGAACTTGGATGGAACACCGTAGGTCAACACAACCTCGGCCACCACCCGCTTGCCATGGGGATCGACATACAACGTCACCTTGCCATCGGCTGGCGGTGTGGGCTTGCCGGAATGATTGACCTCGGGGAAGGCATCGTCGCTTTGCAGCAGCGAGGTCATCACCGTGGGGCCAACCGCACTGGCGAGCTTGAGATACGCAGCCAGCACATCGTCGGCCGAAGCCTTGGAGGTGATCGCAGCATCAATCGCACGCTTGCCAGTCACCAGCGACGGCACACTGACCGGCCAGTTGAAACAAGAACCGACACGGTCCAGGTCAAAGAACCATTGCACAACATCAAGGTCATCCATCAACGCTATCCCTCCTGATCTGATCGGCCCACGCCACAATCTCACTCACCTTCCCGCGGATCACCCAACGCAGGTGATCCTCGTCGGCCCATCCCTCCGCTAGAAGGATGTCCATGTACTTCGCCAGCCTGGGGGAAGCCAGCACACGTTGCCGAGCTTCGGAGTACAAAGCGGCCGACTCAAATGGGCGCACACACCTCGGGCCGTAAGTTATCCAGCCATCCATCACTCACCTCCTCACGTATCCAAGAAAGGAAACTGCTCCCTCGCAAACTCTGCATCCGCCTCACGGCCAAGCAGGCCCTGCACCAAACGGAATGCGGCAAGGCATCCGCTGTTGAAGCCGTGCTGCCAGTTGCTGTCATCAGACCGCAGCTCTTCTAGGTCGGCAGACCATGCCGCCTCTACCCGCTTGCGCCCCGCCGCGCTGACCGGATTGTCCGGCGTGGTGCGGGCATACCAGACAAGGTCGAAATACTTCTTCTCCCAGGCGTGAAGCTCAACGGCAAATTCAGACTTCTTCATCTTGCTTCTCCAGGCTTCGGGTGTCATCGGGCGGTAGCATCCAGTTGCCCGCCGGATACCAGACTACGGCCGGGCCTATCCAGGGTTGGTTCAGGCATCCAAGCGGCAGATCGGACGGGCCTAGACGCCGATGCTCCCAGCCGTATCGGGTGCCCCAAACATCATGCAGTGCGTAGGGGGCGCCGAAGTGTAAGGTCAGCTCGGCGCATCGGTGGGACGCACCGCAATCTGCGATGGACCGGCGGTAAATCTTGGCGGCTTTCATCACTCACCTCCAGGGTAATCGCTAGGGTACGGCGCAGTCGGCGCGGCTGGCTTGTCCTGCCCGGCGAACGGCTGCCACCACGGAGCATCCATGCGATCTACCACGCCGGGCGATTCCCCGCAGTGGATCAGGTGGTGAGACACCGGATCGTCAGGGGCGTATGCATACGTGCCACGCCATACGCCGATGTCAGGCCCGTAGTAGTAGATTGTCTGACCAGCCACGGGCAGCCGGTCGAAGAAGCTAACCCAACCGTCCATCGCTCACCTCCCTTTTGTTAATCCATGTGCCTTGTCCCAAGCTCCAGCCAGGGGGACAACCCAGCGTGCCTCCGCCCATGCGAACGGCGGTGAAACCTCCTGCCTCTCACCATCCGCGCCACGCACAAACCAGCGGATGCTGTCATGCCGCTCCTCGCTGGGGTCAATCGCCTGATCGCCAGAGTAGTACAGGGCATGACACATGCGTACCGTCTGCATGGCACTGGCGTCGGACAGGAACAGCCCCAAAAGCTCGCAGGCCGGGTGCGGATCGACACTGCTAGTCTCCGACCAGCAGCCAAACTGCGGGGCCCAAACCTCGGGTCGCTTCTTCTTAGCCATCACTCACCTCCATTAAGGGACGCAGTCCACACGCCAAAAGAATGCATCGGCCTGGGGATCTGCCGAAGGAACGCCCACAGCCGGGGCATGTCGCTCTCATACTGCTCGCGGACACACTCGTTCTCGGGTGTGTACATGTCGGTAAACATGATGACCCGGTCGGCATGGATGCGGGCGCCATACAAAGAGTACACGCCGGATGGGCACACCCGCCCGTCCAGGTCGAACCCGATGCCGATGCAGTCCTCGTCTGCATCGCACCAATGCTCCGTGATCACATCATCGAACGGCAGTAAGGAAGCCGCCTGCTCTAGCAGGTGTGGCACTTTCTTGCGAACCTCATCTAAGAACCTGTACTCAGCAGCGTCAGTCTTCTTGGCCGCAGTCTTCTTCTTAGCCATCACTCACCTCCCGTGAACGTGCAGTAGTTTGTCGATCAAGGAATCACACCAACTCTTCACTTCTTCCAGCACAGCAACGGCCTCGCCATGATCAGCGACAGTGCTTGTGCTTGCGCTTCCGCCGTCTGCCACGGACTCCAGCAAATCGTACAACGCACGGTACTCGGACTGCCCGACCGCATCTGGGTCAGGCATGTGGTAGTCACCGATCTTTAAGGTCATCACTCACCTCCCTCTGGAAACACCTCGGTCAACAGCCACTGCACACGCTTATGCTCGTCGGCATAGCCCTTCTTGTCAGCCGCGGATAGTCCGCTGGGCTGCGTCTCGGTTAGATACTGCTGCCACACCAGAAGGGCACTGCGCATGGTGGGCAGGCAACCTTCCAGCTTGATGCGATTGACGGCATCCATGATGTTGGCACGCACAGATTCAACGCTCATCACTCCCTCCTCAAAACGGTATTGCTTCTGCCTCAGTCGGCAACTTCCGCAGTATATCCACCGCCGAGGCATACGCAGCCTGGGCGTACTCATCTTCCCCGAACATGACGATGTCTCGGGCATCCTCCATGTCCCGCTCCACGGCAGCCCGCAGATAGGCAAGCTCCGTGAGGGTCAGCGTCACTGTGATCATGCGTCCTCCAAAAGAAAACGCCGGATCTCCTGGTAAAGGTCCGGCGCCACATGCTTCAGTTCAGCCTCCGCCAGCACAAGCAGGCGAACGGCCTTGTCTACCAACTCGTCAGTCCAATGATCGCTCCTTGCCATTGGTTCCCTCCATGGGTTCTGTCTGGTAACGTCGCCACGCCGATCCCTCCGGCCACAAGCCACCCGCCCACTCCAAGGCATTGGGCCACTGGTCGCTCTTCAGCCAGCGACTGAGCTTGGGCACCCAATACTGGGTGTAGCGGGGTGTGAATCCCAGCTTCTCCAGGCTGGCCTCCAAGATGGTGTGGTTGTCCTCGCCCGGCACGTAGATGAACTCGCCTTTGCGTGGGTTCTTCTTGAGGACGCCGCATTGCAGGGCGATATCCAGTGGGTACTCCACCCACGGGGTGTCATCATCTACTATCTGTCGCAGCGCGAGACGTTTCTTGCGTGGCATCACTCACCTCCAAATGCCTTCTTGATCGCAGCCTGGGCCATCATAACCGCATCGTCCGCAGACTTGGTGTAGTTCTGTGTGCCAAACTCCTCGTCCATCCGGATCAAGGCGGCCAGGAGATCCGGCGCTGCGGACACCAAGAACCTGTCGGCCACAACGCCGGATACGATCTCAGCGACAGGCTGCTGCTGATCTTCGTAGGCATAGACCGTATCGCTCGGCCCGCCACGCTCATCGGGCTGAATGCCCCACGGCCCCGGCGTATGACTCATCACTCCCTCCCTTCTGCTTTGGCGATGGCCTGATCGCAGCCGTGCAGTCCATCGCTTTCGATAAGTTGATCCACATAGGTAGCGTCCAGCATCCGCCAGTCGCCGTCTGCCAACTGCTCAAACACTTCACGCATCCGCTTCAGCGTCGCAAGCATCTCCGGTGCCGCCGCCAGCAACCTCTGGCTCTCTCTCTTGTCTCTCCCCCGCAGGAGGCTGGGGTACTCACTGTCTGGGTATGGCATATGAACTGCTCCTGGGTTACGACGAACACCATCCGCCGATGACAAAGCCCTCGGCAAACTGCACGGCGACTGGCGGCTCCCACTTGTCATGGTTTTCCATGACGTACTGAATCGCCTCTTCCTGCGTGGCGAGCGTCGGGGCATGCCATTGGATTGCTCCGGTCAGCATCCCGATGCACCCGCTGTACGAATCCCCGTTCTCCCGCAGGCTTGTGTCCACATCGGACATCCACTGCGTGAGGATCTCGCTCTTGTCGAAAGTCCGGTACGTTCTGAAGTCGAACACTGCTCCCACGGACTGGCTCCCTCTGCAACAGATAGGCCATCGCCTGCTCGCCAACGTGGCGAGTGTACGCAGGCGGGAAGCCTTCCTTTAGTTCGTTCCAAGAGATCAGGCGGGTCACCCCCATGG